CAGAACGAGGACTTTAAGCGCTATGTTGACAGATATTGCGTAAAGCACTGTATCAGCGTTGCAGAAGCCTTACAGCATTATCTGGTGCAGATGGCAGGCAGGATGTACAAGGAGCAGGCAGAAACGATTGTAAGAAAGGAATAACGAATGCCCGGTAAACCGGGTTGGTGCGCAGTGAATAGGGGTGGCGTACCGAAAAATTACAACACCGTGGCTATAAGGCTTATTGATAAGCGTATGTAGAGCAAACGAATGGTGATCCACGATACAGCATTTGTAGCGTGGTGTTATGGCAGAAAAGCTAAAGGTATGTTGGATCAGCGCAGGAGTATCATCCTTTATGGCGGGATACCTTGCAGGAGATGTTGATAAGTGGATTTACATTGACATTGCCGATCAACATGAGGATAGCATGAGATTTATCAGAGATTGCGAAAAGGCAATCGGAAAAGAAATTGAGGTACTTAGATCTACGGAATATGGATGTGTGGAAGAATGTGTCCGAGCGTTCGGAGGATTCCGCAGCGCATGCAACGGGTTTGCCCCATGTACGAACTGGATGAAAAAGCGTGTCCGTAAGCAATGGGAACAGGATTATAAGCAATATGACCTGACTTATGTTTGGGGATTTGACCTGAAAGAGCGCAACCGGGCAGAGCGGACGGTAGAATCTAATCCACAAGCGGAGCATGAATTTCCGCTGATTGCCCGGAATCTGTCAAAGGAAGAGGTTCACGGACTGTTTGAAAGAACGTTTTCTTTCCCCCGACCGAAGATGTATGACATGGGATATCCGAACAATAATTGCATCGGATGTGTCAAGGGCGGTATGGGTTACTGGAACAGAATCCGCAAGGACTTCCCGGAAGTGTTTGAGAGACGGGCACAGCTGGAACGACTGGTTGGATATTCAATTTTAAAAGAGAGTGACGGGACGCCGTTATATCTCGATGAACTGGATCCCAACCGAGGAAACATGAACACAGAAATATTCCCGGATTGTGGAATCATGTGCTATTTAGCACAGAAATAAGAGAAAGGAGCCGTAATGGATTTTGGATATTACAACATGGATTGTATGGATGGGATGAAAGAGTTCCCGGATGGTTACTTTGACCTTGCGATTGTGGATCCACCGTATGGCTTACATGAGCATGGTGGCAAAAATAGGAATAAATTTGTTAAGCAGAAAAATGGAACAAAAACATATGTAAAGGACGGTCAGTACGAAAACAGAGGGTGGGACAATGAGCCACCCTCTAGGGAATACTTCGAGGAATTGTTTCGGGTATCCAAAAATCAGATTATATGGGGATGCAATTACTTTGATTTTACTTTGGCTGGCGGTCTTATCGTATGGGATAAATGCAATGATGGTTCTGACCAGTCGGATGCAGAGGTGGCATTCTGCAGTCTGACTAAAAGGATAGACATATTCCGGTATATGTGGCGTGGAATGTTTCAGGGGAAGTCCATTACTGAAGGAACTATTCAGCAGGGGAATAAGGCGTTGAATGAAAAGCGTATCCACCCTACACAAAAACCAGTGGCACTATATGAATGGCTTCTGAACCGCTATGCAAAGCCCGGAGACATTATCTTGGACACTCATGTAGGCAGTGCCAGCAGCTTGATAGCCTGCTACAGAAGCAACCATCCATATGTTGGATTTGAACTGGACAAGCATTATTATGATTTGTCCAAAAAGAGATTAGATGCAGAAATGGCACAAATGCGATTATCTGATTTTATGCCGGAGGTGATGCCATGATTAACGGAGAACTGATCGTTGACAACTTTGCCGGCGGCGGGGGCGCGTCCACCGGAATAGAGATGGCAACCGGATACAGTGTGGATATTGCCATTAACCATGATCCGGAAGCTATCCGGATGCACAAGGCTAATCACCCAAATACAAAGCATTACTGTGAGGATGTGTGGCAGGTAGATCCGGTCAAAGCATGCAATGGGCATCCGGTAGGTCTTGCCTGGTTTAGCCCGGACTGCAAACACTTTAGCAAAGCAAAGGGCGGCAAACCGAAGGACAAGTTTATCCGTGGTCTTGCGTGGGTAGCCTGCAGGTGGGCGGGACTGGTACATCCCAGGGTGATCATGTTGGAAAACGTGGAAGAGTTTAAGACCTGGGGACCGCTGAATAGAGGGCATCATCCCATTAAGAGCAAGCAGGGCAAGACATTTGAAAAGTTTGTGCAACAGCTTACAGATTTGGGTTATGAGGTACAGTTCCGTGAACTGGTGGCAGCCGATTATGGGGCACCGACCATGCGAAAGAGATTTTTTATGATCGCGCGGTGTGACGGCAAGTCGATCATCTGGCCGGAGCCAACACATGGACCAGCTGACAGTGAGGCTGTTAAGGCTGGTCTCTTAAAACCGTATGTGGGTGCATACACGCAGTTAGACTTTTCCTTGCCGTGCCCCAGCATCTTTGATACATCAGAAGAAATCAAAGAAAAATACGGCATCCGGGCGGTACGACCGCTGGCACCGAAAACGATGGAGCGGATCGCACGTGGAATCAAGAAATTTGTTGTAGATAATGCAGATCCGTTCCTCATCGAAATAGGGTATGGAGAATCAAAAGGGCAAAAGAATCCGAGAGCATACAGCATTGAGAAGCCTTTGCATACCATTGTAGCAAAAGATAAGAACTTCTTGGTTGCTCCGATACTCACTCAATACCATTCTTACGAGAAAGACGGATTGAGAGGTCAAGGCATAAAAAAGCCTATTATGACAGTAGATGGATCTAATCGTTACGGATTGGTTACTTCGTTCATTCAGAAATACTACGGTGGAAATTATAAAGGAAACGGATCGGATATTAAAGAACCTCTGCATACGATAACCACGCTTGAACGTAACGCTATGTGTGCCGTTAATCTGATTCAGATGAATAATCACTGTGATGGAAGAGATGTAAAAGAGCCTATTCCGACAATAACAGCCGGAGACGGACATTTCGGAGAGGTGAGAGCCTTTTTGATTAAATATTATGGGGATGCTACCGGTCAGGACATTGAGCAACCGCTTGATACGGTTACGACCAAAGACAGATTTGGGTTGGTGACAATTGAGGGCGTGGATTATCAGATTGTGGATATCGGGCTTCGGATGCTGGAGCCGCGGGAACTGTACGGATGCCAGGGATTTCCGGACGATTACATAATCGACCACGATTACACCGGCAAAACCTATCCGAGAAGTGAACAGGTGCGTAGATGTGGTAACGCAGTATGTCCGCCTATACCTGCAGCATTGGTAAGAGCAAACATGCCGGAATTATGCGTGGAAGAGCGTACACCGAACATGCAGATCAAGACAGAGCAGACCGGCCAACTCCGGTTTGCGTAGGAGGCAGGCTATGACAGAGCATAATAAAAAGATCAGAGATAAGATCCTAAAGGCAATTATCTCTTACACCACGGAGCATGGATACCCTCCTACGCTCCGTGAGATTGGGAATGAGGTAGGGCTGCATAGCAGTAGTGCAGTCCACCAACATATAACCTGGATGCTCGCGGATGGGATACTGGAGACAGATGCAGAAGGATCGCCGCGGGCAATACGGGTACCTGGATATGAGTTTCAGCAAGTTACCGGCAAATTAAAATCTCCCGTAAACACGGGGAGAAATCGAACTGGTAAATTTTCTTTACTAGTTGGGCAAATGAACTACCGAGGAAAATTCGGTAGTTCGGCAAATTAAAAACAGGAGAAAAATCACATGAAATATTGTATTGAAACAACGGATAATGGTTGCATTGAGACCTTGGAAATGTCAGAAAATCAAAAATTCCAGAGGGAAACAAAGAGAACAGAATATGGTTGCACAACTTCGGATCCGGATTTTTCGGAGCAGTTGGAAGAAGCAGGGTACTGTGATGAAATCGTGGAGAAAGTATATGACTTATATGATGGATGCGAAACTCTTGATTTCATTCAGTTAGCAGAACTGATAAATGAGTAACTTAGGATTTAGTGGAGCGTTTATGAAAATATCAAAGCTATTAAATTGTATAAAAGAAAATCTGAATAGTGGTTGTTTGACTCTTGATTCAGAAGTATGTATCAGAAATGATTGGGGAGATATTTACCCTGTAGAAGATATAAGGATTGAAGAAAATGAGTTATTATTAGCGGATCAAGAACCTACTTAAACTGAAATTTAGCGAAGGAGACTGGCTTATGAAGTTGTCAAAACTGACTAAGCCGGAACTTGATGAAATCTTCCGGAACGCCAATTTTACGGAAGAGGAAGAGCAAGTGTTTAAAATGCTTTCTTGCGGAAAGACTATTACAGAAACAGCACAAAAGATTAATGTATGTGACAGAACGGTCAACAGAATATCTAAAAAGGTTTATGAAAAAATAAACAGACTGGAGGTAAAAAATGGTTAGAGTTACACAAGACGGCAAAGATGTTGACATTGAAGATGTTTCTCTGCCAAAAGAAATTATTGAGATTATAGCATCCATATGCTGTTGACACCATTGTAAAAAGGCTTTAAAATGTGTCGTATGTATGATAAATACGGCACATTCTTTATATATTGAAAGGAGTGTAAAGAAAATGGAATGTGTCGCATATATGCGTGTTTCCACGGAAAAACAGGCAGAAGAAGGCAACGGTCTTGATAGTCAAAAAAGAGACATAGAACTTTTTTGCCGGAAAAATGAACTGGTTGTATCTGACTGGTATGTTGATGATGGATATACCGGCGCAAATATGGATAGACCGGAATTACAAAGACTAATTAATGACTGCATAAAAAAACGTGTTAAATGTGTTGTTGCGTTTAAATTAGACAGGCTTTCAAGAAGTATGATTGATGGATTATACATAATTGAAAGAGTTTTTCAACCCAACCAAGTGTTATTCAAATGTGTCCATGACAGTGTAAGTTATGACAGTCCTATGGAGCAGGCATACACACAGATGATGGCTGTTTTTGCACAACTTGACAAAAATACTATGATGCTTCGTATGCGTGGCGGTATGTTGGAGCGAATCAAACAAGGTTACTGGATTGGTGGTGCTAATACTCCGTATTGCTATAATTATAGTAAGGAGAAAGGAATACTCGTTCCTATACCAGAACGTAAGGAACAAGCAAACAGAGCACTTGATATGTTTATTGGTGGTTATTCTGATTTATATATCAAGGAATCATTAGGATTTCACAGTGAGGTACTTGTAAGAAATGTGCTTACCGGAGTTGTAAATATAGGTATGATACCATATAAAGGGAATGTATATCAAGGACTTCATGAGCCTATTTTTGATAAAGAAAGGTTTGAACTTGCACAGGAGATTAGAAAATCACGTAGGAAAAACAAAACTGCTTGTCATACGGATGCCAACTTGTTAACAGGATTGTGCTATTGTGGTGTATGTGGATGCAAGATGCGGTATCAGAAGTGGACTCACGGAAAGCATAAAATATATTGCTGTTCTCGTGATAAAGCAATGAAGTATTTGCCTAATTTTAATCCAGACTGTAACAATTCTTTGGAATGGGCTGCTGATATTGAAAAACAGGTAGAAAGTGAAATTTTGAAAATATCCTTAAATCTTTCAGAGTGCAAGCCTATTGAAAAGCAAAGCAAACTTGAAATAATGCAGTCACAATTTGAAAAAGAACAGGTGAAATTAAAAAGGCTATATGTTCTTTATTCCGATGGAAATGACACAGTTTTAGAAATGATTAAGAACACTGAAAAAAGCATTTCTGAAATGAAAGTAAAGATAACCGAGGAAGAAAAAAACGAAAGAAACAGTCAGAAGAAAGAAGTTGTTTACGAGAACATAAAAAAACTTGCCGATGTGTGGGCGCATATCGACAAGAAAGAGAAAAACAATATATTAAAAAGCATAATATCAAGGATTGTAATTGTCAATGGTGATGTCGAAATTCAATTAAAGAATTTTTAGCAGAACCTATTGTTATCGGAGTGGCAATAGGATGTGCTAATGCCGTATTTATCATACTTTTAAAACTGCATATTTTTTCACTTGTCGCAAAAGTGTCGTATATGTGTCACTATATGCGACTTTTTTTATGTCAAAATTTAAGCATAAGGAGGAATGACCTTATGGCAAAATTCAGATTTTCAGATGAAGCACTGGAACGTATTTTTAGTAAAGAACAGATGGGAAGTGTTCCGCTTAAATATCAATCAATCGTAGTCCATGCCACAGAGGAAGTTATAGGAGAACTTGGTAATGCTTATGAATTTCAGTCCGTTGGGACTTTTGAACAAGCCGACATATCAGACACTTGATGAAGTTGAAATTGCGAAACAGATAGAATCAATGGAAGAAAGGGAGAATAGCCATGCCGCAGCCGATTATGAATCCGAACTATTTCAATCCGCAGTATAGAACACCTATGTACGGACAGTTTATGCCACAGCAGGAACAATTCCAACCACAGCAGTTTATGCAACAGCCACAGCAAAACGCAGTACAGATGTACGGTCGCATTGTACCGGCTCAAGAGTGCATAGCACCGAATGAGGTTCCTATGGATGGCAATACGGCATTTTTCCCTAAACAGGATATGTCAGAGATCTATGCTAAATCTTGGGGAGCAGACGGAAAAATCTATACAAGGCTCTATAAGCCTGTTTTGGAAGATAACACAAACAATTTACCACAGGCCGAAGAAAAGACAAAATTTGACCTATCAGACGAAGCCACAGAGGTATTTATGAAGCGGTTTGATGAACTGGAGCAGAAGATTGAGCAGTTGAAATCTTCACAATCGCAAAGAAAAACTTCACAGGCACAAAGAAAGGAAGATGCTGAATGAATATGATGAACCATATGCAGATGCCTAAAGGGATTGGAAATCCACGGCAAATAATTCAAGGGATTATGGGAAATAGTCAGATGATGCAGAATCCCATGATTAGAAATGTAATGGGAATGGCGCAAAAAGGTGACATATTAGGTGTTGAAAATTTTGGTAGAAATATTGCCAAGGAACGTGGCATAGATTTTGATTCCGAATTTGAAAAATTCAAGCGTCAATTTCCTATGAAGTAGATACTAAATTCTTGCAAGATTAAGTATAAAAAATCTTATACGGAGGTAAAAATTATGTTTGAGAGTAACAATACTCCCTTTACCATGCCTGTTATGCCTGCCAACAGCGGATATGGAAACAGCGGTGCATGGGGTGACGATGGTGCGTGGTGGATTATTATTTTCGTCCTTTTCTTCGCTTTTGGAGGATGGGGCGGTAATGGATGGGGCGGTAATGGCTCTAATTCCAGTTACTACACCGATTCTGCATTGCAAAGAGGGTTCGACACCCAGTCTATAATCGGTAAACTGGACGGAATCAACAACGGTCTGTGTGACGGATTCTACGCTGTAAACAACGGTATGCTTACAGGATTTAATGGCGTAAATACCAACATTTTACAGACCGGCTATGGCATCCAACAGGCTATCAATGCAGACACCGTAGCAGGAATGCAGAATGCTAACGCTTTACAGGCACAGTTAGCGCAGTGCTGCTGCGATACCCGTGAAGCTATCCAGGGTGTGAACTACAATATGGCAACGAATACTTGCGCATTGCAGAACACCATGAATAACAACACTCGTGACATTATCGACAGTCAAAATGCCGGTACGAGAGCAATCCTTGACTACTTATGCCAAGACAAGATTGCAACTCTGACCGCAGAGAATAACGATCTGCGCAGAGCAGCTTCACAGGATCGGCAGAATGCACTTCTCACTACTCAGATGGCGGCTCAGACACAGCAGATCATCAACACTGTGAAACCTGCACCTATTCCTGCATATCAGGTTCCCAACCCTAACGTATATTACGGGTGTGGTTGCAACACTGGTTGCGGATGCTAAAACTGCATATCGAGTAACTTAACCTTATGGTTATGTCTGCTATGCAGAATTACTGACAACATGGGGCAGACTACATGGTTTGCCCCTATTATTTTGAAAGAGAGGTATTTATTATGGCTGAATATACAGCAGTAGCATTACAAACTGTGGCAGCAGGAGCAGACGTTGCCTTTAACGAAACTGCAGTGAATGGAAGTAACTGTATCACTCATAGAGAGGGATCCGGGATTGTGAAACTTAGAGGTATCACTAATCAGTGTCGTGCAAGATTCCTTGTAAGTTATTCCGGAAACATTCAGATTCCCACTGGTGGAACTGTTGAGGAAATTTCCCTTGCGCTGGCGGTAGACGGAGAACCTTTACAGTCTACAAGAATGATTGTAACTCCGGCAGCAGCAGAGAATTTACAGAATGTTAGTTCACAAGCATATATTGACGTTCCAAGATGCTGTTGTTCAACAGTTTCGGTAATGAATACATCAAGTCAGGCAGTAGAGGTTCAGAACTCTAATTTAATCGTTATTAGGCAGGCTTGACAAGTATTCTTTAATAAGTCTTTCCAGTATTGCTGATACAGGAAGGTGTTCTTTGATTGCTTGAATTTTAATCTTTTTCAGTAATTCGCTTTCCATTGTTGTTGTGAATTTGATTTTTGACATTTTAAAACCTCCTTTTTAAGTGTATTTTACCATAAATACGTATTGACGTAAAGTTATAAAATTGATATAATACACGTAAAATGGTATATACGTATAAAGGAGATTGGGAAATGGCTTTTAAGAAAGGAAATACACCATATAATTTTGATGATTTGACAGGAAAAATATTTAACCGCCTGACAGTTGTTGAAAGAGTATATAAGGAGAACACCAAAAAGACATATTGGAAATGTAAGTGTTCTTGTGGAAAAGAAACAATTGTTGAAAGCTCGAAAATCAAAGGTGGATACACCAAGAGTTGCGGATGCCTTAATGAAGAAAACAGAAAGAACCATATAGAAGAATTAACTACACATAAAATGAGCGGTACTAAATTATTTAAAATTTGGTGCTCTATGAGAAAAAGATGCGAAAACGAAAAAGAAACGGCATATATGTGGTATGGCGGCAGAGGCATTAAGGTATGTTCTGAATGGAAAGGTGAAAATGGATTTCAAAATTTTTATAACTGGTCTGTAAAGAATGGCTATAAAAATGGATTATCCATAGATAGAATAGATTTTAACGGAAACTATGAACCATCAAATTGCCGTTGGATTACGCAAAAAGAGCAATGCAACAATACAAGAAGAAACATTTACATTGATTACAATGGAGAGCGAAAAACATTAAGTGAGTTATGTGAAATCCACAATTTGAAATATGGAATTATGTACCATAGGGTTTGCAACTTAGAACTTCCTTTTGAAATTGCTATGAATTTAAGTGGATTTTGCAAAACGTATTACAACGGGAAAGAAGTAGATTTGAGACTAATATCAAGAGATAAAAAGATCGATTATAAAATTTTATTAAAAGAAATATTGGTAAACAAAAAAGATATAGAACAAGTTATATCAGAATATGGAGGTAAATAAATTGGATGTTAAAAGAATGCATGAAATGATTGAAAAACTTTCTGAATGCGCTAAAACGCAGTTTGACAAAGGAATTGACCATGTAGACACTTGCGAAATGGGAAAGGTCATCGACATGATGAAAGACTTATCCGAAGCAATGTACTACCGTGAGTTGACAAAAGCCATGCAGGACTATGATTCGGACGAAGTCATGGAAATGTTTGATCGTTACGGTGACGGTGGCAGACGTTTTTATGACCATTACCGCTATGCTGACGGCAGATTTGCACCTAAAGGGCATGGAACGTACCGTAGAGGATATGAGGAACCGCCTTATTACCACATGACACCGGAAATGTATCACCGTGACATGGACAGAGACATGGGAAGAATGTACTACACTGAATCTTCTGCATCTACTGGCCCCATGCGTGATGCAAGAGAGGGTAGAAGCGGCATGAGCCGTAGAGCCTACATGGAAAATAAGGAACTGCACAAGGCTAACACTCCTGCGGACAAGGAAGCAAAAGTGCGTGACCTGAACACCTACATGACGGAACTGGCAACGGATATGTCTGAAATCATTAATGATGCCACACCGGAAGAGAAGTCTGTCCTTAAAAGCAAGCTTTCTGCACTGGTAACAAAAATCGGATAACACACATAAGGGGCTTATTTAGCCCCTTTTATGTTGGAGGTGGTAAGATGTTCACGATAAATGGAATCGTTTGGAATTTAAGGCTTGTAGAGCCACACAGTACTATGTTAATGCGTTCTGATAACACATATACGTTTGGAATGACAGACCGAAATACGCAGTGCATTTATATTTCCAACAGAATCAATGGCTCATTCTTTGACCGTGTTCTCTGCCATGAGTTGTGCCATGCGTTTGCATTTTCATACAACCTTACCATGCCGATTGAGGTAGAAGAGATTGTTGCAGACTTCCTAGCCACTTATGGAAGAAATGTGTTTACACTGGCTGATGAAATTATCAAAGATTACATGAGAATGCTTGCGTAGTTCTTTTACAAATGCTATAATTATAGGTGTCGAAGCTATAATTTAAACCAGCTGAACAGTAGCAATACTTTTCAGCAAAATCGCATCAAACATGTATTTTTAAAAGAAGAGTGTCCTTGTCGTGGAGGGCATTCTTTTTTTACGCAAAAATAAGGACATTCCGAAGAATGCCCTTAAAATCCTATATTCTATTGTAATTTGATAACTTCTTTGTTACCCGTCCAGAAACTTGTTTCATATTCCAGTTCAATACTCTGCGCATCCTTTGGAACTACAAATGCAATTTTGTAAGAGGTATTTCTTCCACTTGAAATATTCGCATTCAACGAAGAGTTTTCCACAACACTGTAATTCTGTTCGCAATCTGTATTGTCTGCGTAGCACTGGAAATCATAAATACTTACATATTTATCATCTTTGCTGTTATTCTGATAGGAAACATCAATCATTATGTATTTCATTCCGTCTGCCGGAGTGTTCCAACCGTATTCATCCTCATAATCGGTGAAGTTAAGGTCAAAGTCATTTATTGTGACTTGTAAACCGTCTGCATCAAATGTGTAACCGGGATAAATGACAGTATCTGACTTATTTATGATAGGCTCCGGTGTCTGTTCCTCTGTAGATTCTACAGAAACTTTTACTTCTGCAATAGGTATAGAAACATCGTCACCAGGTTTGTTACCTATGTTGTAAACTATGATTGCAAGAACACACCATATAATGGCAAACCACGAACCAGTATGCAATTTATTCTTTTTATCACCAGTAGCAATGTCGATTATTGCAAGAATAACAGCAACCGGAATAGTAAATGTCAAAATAGAAAACACAGCCGCCAACGTACTTAATGTGCTCTGCTTTTTCTTAGGCGGCTTTTGATTGTTCTGAACTGTCTGATTTTTTTGCTGTTCCAAAATGTCAATATCAAATTTAGACATGCAAGAATCACAATAACCTATTCTGTGATACACAGGAAGACCTTTCTCATCCGTAGCCACCTGTTCCGGAACAACTCTCATTTCTTTACCACACTTGTAGCAATTCATAATATTTCCCCCTATAGGTTTATTAAAAATCTCATTTTTTGATACTTTTTTCGTAAAAAATTTTAATGTGTTTCTTTTGATACCCCCGTAGGTCTGCATTTTCAACCGAAAATCTCGTTTTCAGAGGTTTTTGAAAGAAAATTTTTTCGTCAAAATATAATGCCTTTTTCAAAATACCCCCCGGGGTAGCACTTTTCAAGCTGAAAAATCCGTTTTCAGAGATTTTTCGCTGATTTTTTTCAGACCGATTCAAGGTGCGGAACACTTGTTCACTTTTGCGGTGCAAGTCCTGGACCTGTCACCCGTTCACCGTGTCGCAGCTTTCGCAAGGTCTCCGACTGCCGAAAGCATGGAACCATACGCAGACCGCAACAGCTCCGCAGATTCCGGAGGCAGACCACCGGCGGCAGTCTCGACCCTTATAACTGTTTCCAGCCGTTCCCCGGCATCCGCTACGCTCTCCATAATGTCGTATACATGACCGATTCCCACTTTTCGCATTTTGACAAAATCCCCCTTGCAATATTTGATTGTACACCAAGACAGCGCAAGCCGTCAATATATCCGGAAGAAGGATCTGACCGGATCCGTTGGAATAGTAACACAAGTAGACCGCCAAACGGCAGCAGATCACACAGGACACGACAAAAAGACGGTTGTAAGCCGTCTTTTATCTGTTTTCAAGTTCAAAAATTGCCCACCGCAGGGCGGCAGTTGTCTCCGTGTCTTGCTCTCGCTCCGCACGTTCCAACAGCTTGTAAAGTCTATCAAGGTTCTTTTCTTTCATCCTGGCAACCTCCTTTTTCATTTTTTGGGTAAATTCTACCCATAAAACCGCCGCCGGTAGTGATCCGGCGGGCATCCTCTGCGGCGGCTGTCAAGGTTCAAAATCTATGATTCCTAAATAAAATTGATCTTTAAAGTTATTAAAAAAATGATCTTTTAAATCTGATAATGTTTTTTCTCCATTTTTTAACGATTCAAAATCACTCAACACCATTTCATCAGTATAATTTGCATATTTATTATAACTAATTGATATCCTAAATTTTTCCCCGGATTTTACCCATCCACAACGACCGGAATTTTTAGCAACTGGATATACACCTATTACATAACCGTATAAGTCCTTATAATCTTTTGTGTTTTTGTCGTGCCAATCCTCTAGTTGTATTTCCGTACCGTCAGGCATTGCCGAAATTTCTATAATTTTCATTTTCTCGTTCCTCCATATTTTCAATTTTCCCGTTTCCGGGTAAAAGCAAGCCGGGGACACGATCCCCGGTGTAAGCCTGTCTTACTTGCTTAATATTCAATTTTTAATTGCGCAGAGCCTTTATATAAAAAAGCTGTTTTTCCGTGTAGGTCGCTACAAGTCCAACCACCAGAAATATAATCATTTATAAGGCTTTCAAAATGCTGGTAATTTGCACATTTAATATATATCATTGTTTTATTCCTCCAATTTTTTGTAGTATCTGATGTTGCGCACCTCTTAAAAGTAAATATAAAATTTTTCTCCGGTTGCGTTCCAGTCTTTGTCTAAGATTTCCATTTTGTATAATTGGCCATTGTTACCGTAAGTGCCAGCAGAATAGAAAAGCTGTGTTGCGCTACATCCTTTAGCTTCAGTATACGCTTTTTTTATCTCTGCAATAATGTTATTTACTCTGTCACCATTATCACCGCATAAATAAGAGCCGGCCGGAACATCTTTTAAGCAGCTAATATAATGGATTGCATTCTCGAAGCTGTAGCAGTTTACGTCTAACTTGATGCCGTCTAAACGCTGACCCTCTGCAATAAGATTTTTCCGTGAAATTCTTTTACTCATATTGCTTTTACCTTTTCACCCGTGTTATAATTTGGGTGCCTTTCTTTTTGGGTGCCGCTCGTTTATCTTCCAGGATGCCGGGCGGCTTTATTTATTTGTTGAGATAACTATAACAGATATAAGGCACAAAAGCAAGATGTAATAATATACAAATATAAGGCACAAAATAAGTTCTTTTGTTGTGCAAAATATATAAGGCACAAAAAACATGATTATATTATAGTAGATAAAAAATAATATTGACATATAAGGCACAAACAAATATAATAAAGATACATTTATATAAGGAGGTGCAAACAATGGAGCGAAAAACTACAGATGCAACAAGAAAAGCGATTTACAAATACGACAACAAATTTGAACGGGTGAATTGCCGTTTTGCAACTGGCACAAAAGACCGCATCAATAAATTAGGTTATAAGAGTGTAAATGATTTTATAAAATTAGCTGTTGCGGAAAAACTGGAGCATGACGAAAAAATATTAAAATAAGGCACAAAAACATATTGACATATAAGGCACAAAATGCTATAGTGATATCACGATATCAAACAAGTGATATCACACTAATGATGTCATGATATCACACAAATGATATCACAAAAAAACTAATGATATCACATAAATGATATCACAAGAAAAGGAGGTGCTAAAATGGCGGAAACATTTAACCAAATGATTAGATTCCCGAAAGACCTAGAACCGCAGATCAAAGCGCAAGCAGAAAAGAACGGTGAAAGCGTCAACCAGTTTGTTATAGGTGCCGTGATTGCAGCATTGCAACCAGTACAGCCGCAGGCAGTGACAGGACAACCGAAAGAAGCACCCGTGACAGGCTCTAAAAGCCCCATAGACGAGAAAATCGCACTCATGCAGGCAAATGAACGGTTACACGCTTTACAAGCCAAAACAGCGGCAGAAAGAGCCGCTAGAGAGCACGGAGAAGTTGCACCAGTCGTTAAACATCCTCCAAAATGGGCGGGCTTACCCGGACAGCGGCCAGACGAAAGTAATGTTGAATGGGTAGAACGCAAGAGGAAAGAAGCGGAAGAAATTTATAAGCAAGGTATGGAACGAATACAAAGAGAAAAGGAGCAGAAAGCATGAAAGGAACACCAGAGCAGATCACAGCAAAGAAAGCCGCCCGGATCCGGTCAAATGTCCGGCAGTTCTTCCGGTACTACCGGGAACAACTGGAAAACGTGGAATCCGAACGGTTGAAAGAATTTAACCGGGCAGAACTGCAAGCGCTGGAAACAGTGCAAGCGGAAACACTCCAAGCACTGGAAGGAATGACAGATGCAGAGCTATTGAACAGCAAATACACATACGGTGACAGGGCGTTAATTGACCGGATCACAGCGAGAGCGGAACGGATAAGAAGAACAGAAAGAGTAACAGCATAAACAGGAATTAAGCAGGTGTAACAGCCTGCTTTTCTTGATCTATTTTCACTGCGTTGTTTTAACGTGCTAAATTTTGTAGACAAATTGTAGACATTTTGTAGACGCAGATAAGATTAAATAAGATTAGATTAAATAAAAGGAGATAAGATAAAAGTAAATAAGTGCAGAAAGACAATGATATACCAAGTATATATAAATACTAGAGCCGACCGGCTGCCACAATACACTCATCTGCAAAAATTACCTATCTGTCTGTCAAATAATCCCATTTGTCAAATTTACAAGAATGATATTTTTTAATCGCATGATTTTTATATGCTCAGGATCATCGGCAGACATACCACCATAACAAATCGTCAAATGTGTAAAAGGTTGTTGTGGATTTATAAATAGCACTTATGGTATGATAAAACCAGTTAGGGAGCCGACGCTAATACGGTGCGAGTGACAGCGGTACAAATCCACCCCCCTCTGGATATGCAGCCGCCCAGATTGCAACCAAGACCACCGGAGTCGACAGACCGGAAACGACAAGAAGTCACTAGCTTGTCACTTTTTTAGATTTATGTTTTTACTGATACACGTTGAGGAGATCAAAAAAACATGGGTTTATTAAGTGATGCCTAGTTATTTTTTATGCGGATTTTTAGGAGGTGCAGAGCGGTGCAGGACGTCAGAGAGATTCCAAACATTGACGAGATTAAAAAAAATATCCGTAAATACTTTGACGATTATTGTGCAGCTTATGGCATTGATGACATGAGATCACAACGGCAGCCAGTTTTTAACGGAGCCATGCAATATATATATAATAATTATATAAGGCCTAGCAATGTATTAAAAGATATACCCCAAAACGTAGTGGATAATAGTATTAATCAAATGTTAACTAACTACAATGCGTACAACATAGATCTGTTGTATGAGGTTTATTTATATCTTAGGGAGTTAGCTAATGCTTATGATATGACTGCTACAGCTGATACATTTAAGATATTAACAGGTATATCTAAACAGGCATTAAGTGCCTGGAGGACTAAATCAAGTACGTCGAGCATGGACGAGGTCAGAAAAGCTTTTGTAAATTGGTTAGATGATGCAGATTGTGACCAGCTTGTTGCTTTTAATCTACGGAATGCTCTAGGAGCAACGGAACGATTAAATAACGACCACGGAAGGAAACAGACCACACAGCAAGAGATTGTGCACAAGATAGCCAGGACAGCCGACCAGCTCCCACGATTAGACACAGATTTTGAACAAAATACATCAATGTTGACCGATTCCGGAGCGTACGACAGCGACAACGAAAATGCAAATGAGTAGCAACAACTGCGGAAACGTGCAGAAATATGGGATAGTTAAGAATGTATCAATAAAGACTGCGCGAAGCGCGAATTTTGCGCATAGTTGAAATATGTTGGTAATGATGGGGGAGGGGGTTTATAGAAATTCGGAAACCAGCCCTACTAAGTCCAGTAAACTACCCAAAAAATAAAAAGGCTTCGACAGGAGGTGATACTAACATGGAGTTATCTTACACACAAAACAAATTGCAATTTAACAGACCGTCATTTAAGGACGAACTTAAAGATAAGCTTGGAACAGTTTGCTGTAACTGTGGAAGTAATTTGGATGTAGAGTATCACCACATAGTGCCTTTAGCATTGGGAGGAACAAACAATATAGGTAACATTGTACCTCTTTGCCATGTTTGCCATCAAATTGCACATGGTTCTAGGAACATCAGAGACATAAAGAAACCTGAAAACACTGGCAGACCTAGAAAGCCGCCTGTTCCGGGCTATCTGAAAATCCTAGACGAATATAAGAAAGGCAAGATAGGCAGAAAAGAATGTGAGAAACAGTTGCAACTTACTCAGGGAAGCAAGCTAACTGATATGTGGTTCTATAAGAAATACCTGAAAGATAATCGCATAAAGGTTCTTAAGAACCGGATAGATATGTTAAACACACCAAAATGTTTGAAAATGGATCACTCGCAGGAATTTGTAGCAAGGGTTGTTTATGAAGACGGAAAAGAAGAAAAGTTCTTCGCCTGTGGTTGATTTTAAAAATTTCCTCAAAAATAAAAAAGACCCTTAGGAGGTGTATCACATGATTTTCATTTACATAGTTTTAGCATGGATACTGGTTCAATTACATGCTCCTGCATGGGTATATATCCTGTTCATCATCGGAGTATTTTTAAGAGCAGTAGTCACTGGTAGAGATTAAGCGTATGCAGATATTTGGGAAAGAAATAAAAGACGAATGTTCAAAATGCGGTGAAGTCCTGCAATGCGAATTATTTCTGCAAGGTCATGGGATTAAGAGAGACCGTGAGAACGTTACGGAAATGGTTAGCTGTCAGATGAAGCACCAAAAGATCAGACTTGATAAAGAGCCTAAAGAAGATTTGCCAGTTAAGGAGAAATGTGAATTGCCACCGGAGATTAAAGAGATTTACACAGAAGTTTGGAAAATCCATAAAGAGTGCGCTAATCCGAAAACGGATGATGACTGGTCGTATCTTATCCGGCAAGGCAATCTGCTGATTAAAATGCACAACAATAGCCAGTTTGCTAAAGCACTGGTAATGGCAATGATTGATGAAATTGAAGAAAGGAAGAAGAAAAAGTAATGGGAATGATACTTTTGAAAATCGTAACAAGCGTGGTTTTGATTATCCTTGTTATTTGCGGGTTATGCAGTTTATCTTCTCAAAAGACTGTGCCTGCCGGAATTTTAAGTATTATATTTGACTGGTTTTTAGCATTGGCAGTTTATCTCATGTGGGTATAGCCTATGTGGTTACCTGAGATTATGCGAATTATCCCATATCACATCGTTGAATGGGTTAAATTCATAAAGCCATTTTTATTGCCGAATATCCTGTGTTGTGTTGGCATCGGATATGTGGCAGAGAAATCAAGGCATCAAGAGTGTATGTAGCCTGTGTGTGGGAAACGAAAAATGGAAATATGCGTTCGACAACACAAAGTTTTACAGAATACCGTGCACAGGCGTGACAATTAAGCAATATAGGGTGTTTCACGAAAATAATCCGGGAGCAGATGGTCTCTCTCCCGGAGTTTAGGGGTTATCGCCAAGCGGTAAGGCACAGCACTTTGACTGCTGCATTCGCTGGTCCGAATCCAGCTAACCCTGTTTCGCAGATGTTTTCTTCTTTCGGTCTTTGCCATCTGCGAATTGTCTTCCATACTTTTCCATTGGAGACACTCCTTTCACCTCATAGCGGAATGCTGTTAAGAGCCGTCGCAAGGCTCGTGAGGGTTTTCCACGTAACCGCTTGAAGCTTTGCAACCATATAGCGGTGAAAACTTTATCTGCGTCTATAAGACGATACCGTGATTGCAATAATCGGTAGGTAGCAGATAGGTGTGCCAGAAGTTAGGCTGTGGTTATACGGCACAGGTTTTGGGGAAATATGCATAGTGGCGATTGCAGCGGTCTGTAAAACCGTGACATTAGAAACACCGAAGGTTCGACTCCTTCTTTCCCCACGATGTCGGATCGCAACCGACTAGCAGGTAACTGGCGGATGCCCTGCGAAAATAAAAATATCCATAAGTGTTGCTTGGTGTCCGAGCCTTAAATGTAGGCATACAGCTTATGGAAACGCACATTGTGACGTAGCGCAAATGGAGAGAGCAACAGTCTTCTAAGCTGTGGGGTATGGGTTCGAGTCCCTTCGTCACAATAGGTGTTGTTGCAAGTACACTCCGAGTATGCTTATTACAGAAGCATAGGGGATAAATACACCGGTTAATGTTTATCTCATGGGAACTTGATAGAGCCGCTTGCGGCTGACTAAAAGATCCTTGGGCAGAGGAAAACCAAGTAAAAAACCTCCCCTTGCAGATATGGTGTAATGGTATCACAGTAGCTTGCTAAGCTATCCAGCAGAAATGCTGTCAAGGTTCAAGTCCTTGTATCTGCGCTAACTTACGACAGGGGTGAACCTTGCCGTAAGCGGTAGAAAGTCCGCATGAAATTGTACAAAGTAGTGGCAAATGCAATTTCGGATATAGCAGTTCCACTACACTGCTATATTTGCCGTATGTCCGGGTGGTGAGGGAGCGGTCTTGAAAACCGTTGGCTGTAAAAGGCTTGCAGGTTCAAATCCTGTGTACGGCGTTTATCTTTATCTCCACTTAGTCTGGCACTACTGCAATAGTTCCGGTCGATGGGAGATGTATGGATAGTAGTTGCTCATTATCGGTCAACGAAAAACACTTCTGTGAGTAGAATTTGCAGATTCAAAAGCAGTCGAGCCTTGTTTGGGTCGGGTGGGTTCGACTCCCACGGCAACTATTCCCTGGCTAAAACGTAAGCCACATACGTTTAGCGAAAACCAAGCCTATGAAGTAGAGAACAGACAAGGCTGTGAGATTGTGGATAGTCAGTGACAAGTAGGCGGTGCACATTTGGTTATGGCAAGCGCAAGCCATAAAAGGTTTTACGGTGCGATTCCCATGCATAGCTTCAGTGGAAGAGCGGCATCCGCATAGGATGTGTGTCGGCGGTTCGATTCCGTCTGCATGGGTTACGGAGGATATGAGGATGTTTAGAGACTGCTCTGCTTGCAAATACTGTTCTGTCGATTATTCTTTTGATGAAGAAACAGGGGACGAATATCCCATTTATGAGTGTACAAAAGGTAATGATACGGATTTAGATTTTGAATGTAAAGATTTTAAGAAATATAAACCGAGGAAGTACGTTGAAAAAGATACGGAATGTGATATCTGCCAAAACGCCCATTTTTGTTCAAGCTTATCTGGTACTGCTTTTGACTGTACAAATATGTTTGATAAACATAGTCACGTTTTATATAATCGTGACTACTGTTGTAAGATAAATGGTTCAAAATGGAACGATATATTAAAATTGCGAGAATCAGGACTGAAAGATTCTGAAATTATAGAAAAAATCAGCAATGAGAAATTAGAGGAAATGATTCGATACGTAAAAGAAAATGGTATTGAGTTGCCGGAACCAATAAAGGAGCAGTGCCGTAAAGCAGGATACGAGGTGTGAACATGTGTGAATTTTGTATGTATAAAAACAACAAACATATAATTTTTGGAAAAGAATTTGAAGTAAAAAAATGTGGACACAAAACAGATTTAACAAGTGCAGGAATCATGAGAAATAGAGATGATGAAATTCCCGGAATTGTAATTTATAAAAGGAATAGAGCTGCTGGATACTTTGATATTACATTTTGTCCGATGTGTGGCAGAAAGTTGGTGGAGGAATGAAGCCATTAGAAGAAATATTTTTCAGAGCTTGCGTGAATGAGCAGAAAAGAAAATCACATTCAATCGATCGGGAATTAAGCATAAGAACTATTGGTAATATTTTTGAAAGGCTTGGATTTTCGTATAAGCAGTTAATGTATTATGTCAGCAAGTGGTCTGACAAGGGATTTTATAATTATGGAGTGACGCTTGACTTAGGCTGGTTTGAATTTGATAAGCTGACCGGAGAATATAAGCAGATTTATGATTATATGACAAGTACGGACGGATGGAAAAATGGAGAACTTGCAAATTATATTGTCAGTAATTCGTTTAATCGGGAAAGGATAACAAATTTTGCATTGAAAAAGCATCTTGGAATTGGAAAAGATGAGGACTTCTTCAATCCATACAAAGAGGGGTAACTAATGAAACATCAGAAAGAATGGCACACTTGCGATAGGTGCGGAGCAGAAATAGGGAAAATGCCGGATTTTTTAAATTATTTGATTCCGGTAAAAATGCCAGCACATTTTCGTATGGATTATTTCGACAAGACAGGTTATATAGCAAATGAACGCCTGTTGAGAAACAAAATGCTATTCGCAACTATTGTTGTAAGCCATGAACGTAAATCAAAGGAATATGACTTATGCCCTAAATGTCGGAAAGAGTTTGAGGAGTGGATGAAGAATGAAAGACACAATATTGTACATCAGTGATAGAGAAGAAAGAGTCGCAAGCTTTTTGAAAAATCTTTGTCTAAATTGCTGGAATGCAAAAAAAGAATATCTTTTGGATTTGAGACATGACATTTTGATAACAGATAAGGTTGATGTTGTTGGAAAATCATTTTATGGAAGTTATTTGGGGTGTGGATATTGGCATTGTTTATATTACTGCATCGATGAAACAATTGATAAAAACAGAATGACGGATAAAGATAATCAACAACTAATGGAAATACTGTTTCATGTTAGAGAAGGAGCAAAAGAAGTATCCGAAAAGGAAATATTATATATGCTTGATATGAAAGTAGGTGGATGAAAGATGAGTATGACAGCAGTAATTGAGAGCATAGAACGTGATGCGTTTCGACAGGTCACACCTAAAAACATCGGTAATATTGAAGATATAAAAATTGAATGCGCAACGCTGGGAGATGAACCGGTTATTATGGCTAATTCAAAGGAAGACGAGGAAACTTTGAAAAAATGTTTTTATGCAAAATTGTCCGAACATCGTTGTAGCAAGTGCAACCGTCTTTTAGGCAAATTCAACGGACAGGCTGAAATCAAATGCCCGAAATGCGGGGAAATCAATAGAATCGGAGTAGAACGATGAAATTTTGTTTCGGAGATATTGTTGTTGTCGAGGAAAATCAGATAGGTGTTGTGGTTAAAAGCTGGTGTAAATCACTCTTAGGAGCAGAAGCAAGCCATGATGTGTATGTGAGAATGACAGGACAGATTGTAAATTACCCGGAGTCGAAGATACAGAGGTATATGGTACGCCATAAATATCTTGATGAACAGGAAGTCGAGTGGAACAATAATGCCGTATATGGCAGATAAATATAGCATTTCAGAGCACCAGTCGTAGAGTGCCTACGCAGAGAGCCAAATTTCCAAAATTGTGAGGAAAGGAGGCTCTTTTATATTGGCAAGTCAGAGCCTTATCACGGCAGTAAACAGTTATGACAATTACATACAGCGCAAAGGGATTGATGAACAGGTCATTGATGCGTATATACAGGCATTATCGGTTGCATTTCGGTCAGAAAATGATGTTAAGTACGGATTGCAGCAATCAGCAAAAACAAAGTCACTTATTGCAAAATATGTCAGAGAAAAGACAGGCGGAAGAGTTGCTGATTTGGAAGTATACGCAGGGGATAATGATACATCATATAAAATTTTAGATCAATTTTACAATGTTTTAATGTATGAATCAGCATATCTAGTTGACAGCTTTTTTTATTACATTGAAGTTGATGAAAAAGACCCGTGGAGAAGATTTTATTTTCCAAGAAGAAACGTTTTGAAACCAGTAGTCGGAGCATATCAAGAAATTTATGACGGGAAATTGGATTTCCTATCAGTTTCACAGCCGAAACGTACCGGTAAGACCACTGGTGGACTAAAACTTGCACAGATGATGGGTGGAAGAGACCCGGACGGAAGCATTTTCGGTGTTGGAAAGGGTGAAGGACTGGTAAAAAGGTTTTACGGTGGTCTTTTACAAGGATTTGAGACTGAAAGTACCTATCAGCGTTTTTTAAGTGTTTTTCCGGAAGCTACAAAAATAAGCAAAGATGGGTACAAGAGTGCAGAGAATCTGTCCATAGACCTTAAAAGTAAGAATATCTTTCCAACATTTACTTGCCGACCTATTGATGGCGCAATCGTAGGTTGTACCGAAGCAAACGTGCTTGTCTATATTGATGACTGCGTAAAGAATCACGAGGAAGCAAGAAACCGTGATAGATTAGAGTTCCTGTGTGAAAAGGTCACAGATGACGTTTTAGGACGTAGATTAGAGGGCACCCCCATTATTATACAAGGAACAAAATACAGCCTGTATGACCCTATTACAGCACTACAGAATAAGGCTGATGAACTTGGATGGAAATGGAGAGAAGTTGCGATTCCGGCACTTGATCCGGTCACGGATGAAAGTAACTGGGAAATTTACCGAAAGGACAAAAAAGGTTTTAGAAAAATATTCACTACGGACTATTACCGGAAAGAAAGAAAACTTGTTTCCGAAGAAACCTGGGCGGCAGAGTTCCAACAAGAACCATACGAAGCAAAGGGAAGAATGTTCTCTGAAAGTGAGTTAAATTATTTTGAGGAACTTCCAGTTGACAGAGAGCCGGATGCAATTATGGCGGCTTGCGATAGTGCAGACAAGGGAGAAGATAGCTGCTCTATGCCAGTCGGATATGTGTACGGTAACGAGGTATATATCGTTGATGTAGTATTTGATAATGCAGGAACACAGTTCACAAAGCCTGAATGCGCAAATATGATTATTAAGCACAACGTTAAAACAGTCACTTTTGAGAGCAACAGTGCCGGGGAATATTTTGGCCGTGATGTTATGGACATTGTAAAGTCGCAGGGAGGAAGATGTAGCGCAAGGTTTAAGTTTAACTGTTCTAACAAAATTACGAGAATGGAAAATGCAAGGGATAATGTAATTCGTGATTACTATTTTCGTGATTTCAAGAAAATGGACAGGCAGAGCCAGTACTACAAATTCATGAAGGAATTAACCACTATGACCCGTAGCGGAAAAGTAAAACACGATGATGCACCTGACAGCATTGCATTGTTTGAAAATGAAATGAGAGCAGGAACTATGGCAACCGCAGAAGCAATCAGCAATCCTTTTTCAATGAGTAGGAGGTATTAGATGACAACAAAAGAATATTTAGGGCAGATAAGCCGCCTTAATCGAATGATAAATAATAAACTCACGGAAATTGCACAGCTTAAAGATATGGTGGCAAGCATATCCGCTCCGCAAAGTGGTGAAAGAGTGCAGACTACACCGAACTTTGACAAAATCGGCACAAAATATGCCAAAATTGATGAAATGGAACGGAAAATAGATGGCATGGTTGATGAACTTGTCGATAAAAAAGAGAAAATTATACAGCAGATAGACAGCATGGAAGATGAAAACACATACAATATTCTGTTCGCAAGGTACATCGAAAAGAAAACTTTTGAAGTGATTGCAACAGAAATGAAATATTCATGGAGACAAGTTGTCAGACTTCACGGAACTGCATTGAAACAGTTTGAAAAGAAATACGGAGAAGGGTATTTGAATGAACAATGTCATTGAATGTCATATATAAAAAATGGTATTGTTAAACTGACGAAAATATTTAAGATGCTTTCTAATCCTCCTAAAAGGCAAACAGCTGGGAATACCGTCTACGTTATGTGGGCGGTATTTTTGTGCGAAGAAAAGAGGTATTTATGATTTTTAACCAAAAAATTAGAGTGTACTGTCCGGGATGCGGACGGTTGGTCGGTGAATGTAGTGCAAAATCGCATATCGACAAGACATATAAGTGCAGGAATTGCGATAAGATGGTTGTTTATCATACGGAGACCGGAGAACGTGAGATCAAGAAACTTCCACAGAGAGATCAGAGCAGCGGAATAACATTTTTGTAGGTGAAAATATGAACACTATGAAATTTCAAGACCTTGTAAAGGGTTGTCACGGTAGAAAAATTGCATATACGGATGTGGAGCAGATAACCGAAGACAACATTGTAAAGGTTATTGGTGATTGCATCGGTGTTTTTAATTACAATAAGTCAGTTATCAAGTACTTGTGGGAGTACTACAAAGGTGACCAGCCTGTACTATACCGAACAAAGCTGTCAAATGAGGATATAACAAACAAAATTGTTGAGAACCATGCGTATGAGTGGGTGCAATTCAAAGTTGGTCAGACTTACGGAGAACCTATTCAGTTTGTAAGCAGAAAAGATGATGAAGCTGTAAATAAGGCAGTAGATGAACTGAATGATTACTTAGCTGATGCAAATAAGCATGAGAAAGACATAAAAGCTGGTGAGTGGCAGTCGGCAACCGGAACATCATTCAAAGCTATTCAGATTGTGAATGGAGATGTGCCTATCCGTGTGGTTGCACCTAATCCTCTGAACACGTTTGTCATTTACAACCGCAGTTCCGAAGAACCGATTTTAGCAGTCCAAGAATTAAAGGACGAAAACGGAGAATGGTATAAACTTTGCTACACAGAAACACATGAGTGCAAAATAAAGAACAGTTCCATTATTACTGATTCGTGGAAACTTCACGGATTTGGTGGTATTCCGATTGTAGAATTTCCAAACAACCATGAACGTTTATCTGATATTGAACTTGTTATAGATCTGCTGGATGCAATAAATAATACGCAGTCTAATAGAATGGACGGCATAGAGCAGTTTATACAGGCATGGTACAAATTTGTAAACTGTGAAGTTGATGAAGAACAGTTCAAAAAAATGAAAATGAACCATGCATTGGTTGTAAAGTCCATCAATAAAGACAATAAGTCTGATGTGGATGTTATGTCTCAGGAGCTTGACCAAACGCAGACACAGGTTTCCAAGGATGATTTAACAGACAGCGCACTTTCAATTTTGGGAATACCGAACAAGCAAGGAAACACTGGCGGTGATACGCAGGGTGCGGTTGAGCTGAGAAACGGATGGGATTTTTCAAAATCAAGAGCAAGGCTTAAAGATCCGGTTGTTAAGACAGCAGAGAAGAGACTGGCCAAGGTTGCACTGAATGTTATCCGCATTAAGAAAGAGGATCTAAAAATCACTCTTAGAGATTTTGATGTGCAGATCAACCACAGTCCACAAGATAATATGTATACCAAGTCGCAGACATTACTGCAACTTCTGCAGTGTGGTATTCATCCTCTTATTGCAATCAAAACGGTTGGACTTTGGGGAGATTGTGAAAAGACTTTCAACCTTTCAAAACCTTACCTTGATTCTCTGTGGAAAACTGCTGACATTATCAACATGGAAGAGCAGATGGCAAAAGCACAAGAAATTGTAAAACAAATGCAAAATAAGACAGTTGCCTAGAAATAGGTAGCTGTTTTTATTTTATAAAAATGCACCTATGCGTGAAATAGGAGAAATCACAAGTGGAGCAACCCACGTTAATAAGCGTAGTGAACAGGAGATAAGTTATGACAAGAGAACAGGCAAAACAAAATCTTATTGCAATCGGAGTTTCAGAACCTACTGATGAACAGATTAGCAATTATCTGAATCAAGTGAATGGGGAAACGAAGAAAGAAAAAGATAAGGCGGCTGAATACAAGGCTAAAGCTGATAAGGCTGATGAATTGCAGAGTAAGATTGACGAAATGGAAGCAGGAAACCTTACGGAAATTGAGAAAGCAAATAAGGCTTTGGAGATAGCTAACAACCGTATCGCAGAGTTGGAAAAAGCACAGACTTTAGCAACCCAACGTACAAGTGCGGCTGATAAATTCAAAATCACTGCTGAACAGGCAGCGCAGGTTGTTAAAGATGATGGTAGTTTTGATTTTGAGGTTCTCGGAAAAATTATCTCTGATAAAGAAACCGCTGCGGCACAGGCTAAGGAACAGGAGATTGCAAACGGATCTACTAATCCTGGCGGTGGTAATGCTGGTGGTGGAAATGGAACTGAAAGCAAAGGTGCTGAAATGGCAAAAAAATATAATCAGCGCTATGTAATCGAACAGTAAGCAAGGAGGTATAAACGTTATGGCTTACATGAAAACCACTACTTACACTTCTGGTGTAAACATTTTAGCAAGTGAAGTCGGACTTGTGTTAAAAACCTTTGAGGGAACACAGACAATGGCAACACAGGTAGATGATAAGAAGATTATCAAGGCAGGAACTGTGGTTCCAACAAATAACGCTTCTGCAAAAGGAATTGTCTTTGAAGATGTTGATATTACAGATGACGAAAAGAAGCCTATTTCTGTAATTATTGCAGGCCGTGTTATTAAGGCAAATTTGCCTGTTGCAGTAGATACCAATGCCGAAACCACACTTAAAGCAAGCGGCATTTACTTTGATTAAATTACGGAGGTAAGAACAGTATGCCTAGTGTATTAACAATGATTACAGACAAGGATAGATTGGATTTTTCCCAAAACTATTCTATCGCAAGAAATTATGTAGGTGACCGTCTTTTCCCTGATATCAAGACCGAGAACCTTGAAGCAGAGTACGAAAGACTTTCCGAGGGAATGGATCTTCCTACCGCAGCAATGGTACACGCATTTGATACCGAGGCTGCTATTGGTGTAAGACCTGGATTCGAAAAAGTAAGCGTAGAAAAGCTGCTGATCAAGGAAAAAATCAACCAGTCTGAAAGATTACGCCAGTTGCTGAATCATGGCGTAAGAGAAAGCAACCTGATTGATTATGTATATGACGATATGGGTCGGCTGTCTGATTCTGTAAAGACAAGAACTGAAATCGCAAAAATGGAGGTTATGTCTACTGGTAAGATGACCATTAACGAAAATGGTCTCAATTTTGCTATTGACTTCAAAGTAAATAAGTTCAAGGCACTGAAAGGCTGGGAAGATCCTACCCATGATATCCTTGGAGATATTGCAGACATGGTTCAGATGGCTCTTGACAAAGGATATGTTGTCAATACTGCACTGACTTCCACCAAAATGCGCTCTTATATGCTTAAGAATGAAGGAATCATGAAAGCTATTAAGGGAGTTAATTTTGTTGGAATGGCAATTACTCCGGCAGAAGTGTCAAATCTGTTACTTAGCCTGTATGGTCTGAACATGGTAATTGATGATGATATGTACGGAATTGCCAACAAGGAAAATACCACAAGAACTCCTAAGAGATTTTTACCGGATAATGTATTTACTCTTTATGTATCTACTGGAAACGGAAAGATTGGTACTGGACTTTGGGGCGTAACTCCGGAAGAAGAAAAAGCAAGTGCATTTACAAGCCTGTCCAAAAAGCAATTCATTACTATTTCCCAGTGGGCAACTCCTGATCCGGTTGCTGAGTGGACTAAGGCTAGTGGCGTGTTTATTCCTGTAATTCCTAACCCTTATGGAATCGTAATCGGAACACTGACAGAGGGAGAAGCTGGACTTGATACTCTGGTTGTAAACAGTGCAGCAAGTTCTTCTGACACTGGTTTCACCAAAATTACCGTAAGTCCTTCTAAGGGCTCTAATAATTCTTACAAGTACAAGGTAGCGGATGATTGCAAACTTCCTCCTTATCTTGGAAACGTCAAGACTTACGCAACCTGGGACGGAACTTCCGAGATTGAAGCACAGACCGGAAAAGAAATTATGATTATCGAATGCGATCCTAACTATCGTGCTGTTAAGGCAGGAATCACTAAAGTTGTCGCAAAAGATGAATAAGAGGTAAATCATGGCAGATTACACAACCTTGGAGCAAGTAAAAATCAGATTGAAACAATTTCATATTGATGAAAAAACTTCCAAGGTTGTGTTTGATGGCCTTGAAGATAATCCTCTGATTGAGCAACTTATCAGTCAAGCGAAAGCTGACATTGTGGCAAAGAGAATGTACCCGGACAGCTACACGGAACAAAAGATTGCAGAGGACTTGAAGCGGTTTGAGAGCGTGATTGTGAACGTGGTTGTGTATGACCATTCACAGGCTGGAGAAAACTTCATGGCAAATTACTCTGAAAACGGTGTGTCGAGAACATGGAGAGACCGTGACAGTCTGTTCGTAGGTGTATTCCCATTTGCAAAAGTTTTATAACCCCATCGAAATCGAGGGTTTTAGAAGATTGTGCGTGACCATGTTACTGATTCCAGTAATAAGGTTGCAGGCGGCACACTTTAAGGGTGGTGGGCGGTGTGCCAACAATAAGTAACAGGAGATATGAAATGAAAGATTTTTTATTACAGACATACACTATTGCATTGCCTATTTTATTAGGATATATTGTCTGGCTCCTTAAACAACAAAAGAAGGACAGAGATGCAAACAGTAAGGGAACAATGCTTCTTTTGCGTGTTCAACTTATTGAGTATCACGATAAGTACATGAAGTTGGGAGAAATTCCCAGTTATGCGTATGAGAATTTTGTAGAGATGTACAATGCGTATCATGCGTTAGGCGGAAATGGAATGGCCACCAAAATGTACGAGGAAATCAAAGAAATCAGATTGAAGAATGGAGGTAAAGAATAATGGATTTCACACAGATTGGAACTTGCGGAGGAATTGGTGTTCTTTGTTATCTTGTAGGACTTTGGGCGAAAAATTCTACCAAAGTTAAGGATAACTACATTCCTGTTATTGTGGGTGTTGTTGGTGGTGCACTTGGAATTTTAGGAATGTTTGTAATTCCAGATTTTCCGGCAAATGATGTGATTAACGCTTGCGCAGTAGGTATTATTTCCGGACTTGCAAGCACTGGTGCAGACCAGATTTACAAACAGGTAAAGAAAAATGCTTGAAGCAAATAAGCAAAAAATGAAGTATTCCAAACAGGGTGAGAAAGTCACAATCTACGACCGTGACGAAAATGGAAACATTAAGTACATTGAGGTTGACGGTGAAAAGATTCCGGTAGTTTTGAGAGAAGCTATCGGATTTTCTGACCCTGTTTCTTTTTCTGCCAATATCAGCAACAAACTGTCGGAAGTACTGGTAAAGGAATTTGGTATTGATGATTCGAGTTCCTATTGTCAGATTGTAACCGATAAAGGATATTTGCCGATTAAGGCAGGAGATATTGTTTGGAAGAAATCTGATGTGGGGCGAGATAGTGATGGACTGGTTGATGATAAGACAGCGGACTACGTTGTAAAAGGTGTAGCTGATGAAGGACTTACCGTTGACTTGTTTTTGCTTCAAAAGACGGTAAAGTGATATGGGGAAGACGATTGAACTAAATCTATTCAGTGACAAGTCCATACAGAACGCTATTAAAGCTATTAGGGACTACGAAAATAGCTTGACCTATAAATGTAGGCTACTGGCTGAAAAGTTGGCAGAAAAGGGCGTAGAAGTGGCTAGGATAGAGGTCACAAGTTTAGATGCTATCTTTACTGGTGATTTAATGCGAAGCATTCATGCAGAGCATATAGGGAACATAAAAGGCGGTGGAATATGGGCGGTTGTTGCTGATGATGAATCCGCTGTTTTTGTTGAGTTTGGTACACTTGGTAGCCTTGGTGGGAAAAAGGAATATCCATATCCGTTGCCGGAAGGTGTTCAATGGAACTACGGAAGTGGTTCGAACATCATTCAGTTAACAAATGGTCAATACGGTTGGTTCTACAAAGGTGATGACGGAAAAGTGTACTGGTGCGAAGGTATGGATAGCAGACCATTCATGTACTTGACAGGTATTGAACTTGAAAAAGATGTAGTGAAAGTGGCAATGGAGGTGTTCGGTAATGGCGGTTAATGAATATCAATGGGTATCAGATTTCAAAGTCAAGATTGCATCATACTTGAAAATGAAAATACCGCAGAGCCATCCTAAAGCGTATGTAACGGACAAAAGCAAGGATTTGTCAGAACCAACATTCCCTACGGTGTACTTTCATGCTATGCCGTTCACAGAGACAGGACAAGACCTTGAAGCACGTTCTGTTAATGGAATCACAGCATCATACCAGGTGGATGTGATAACCAACAAGAGCCAGGAAGAAGCTGAAGCTATCATGGCTACGGTTGCCGGACTTTTCAAGCGTTTGCGGTTTCAGATAACGTCCATGCCGGAGTTTAGCAATACTTCACAGAACACATACAGAAGCACAGCACGATTCAGACGAATTGTTGGTGCTGACGATACATTGTAACTATTAGAGCCATACGGCTCTATTTTTTTATGCAAAATTAAGGAGGTATTTATCATGGCAGCAGCCGGAATTTCTACTTTAGGCATTACTTTCGGATATGGTACAGAGACAACAGCCGGAACAAAACCTACGAGTTTTAAACAACTTACAAGAATAAATGCTATCGGTGGCATTAACATTGAACCGGAGCAGATTGATGCTTCCGCACTGGAAGATGCAATCACTAGATATGTAAAAGGTCGTGCAGATACTGGCGGTTCTTTTGCAGTCACAGTCAACTTTACATCAGAAACAGTGGCTGAATGGACTGCACTTATTACAGCTTATAAGGCTCTTACTGGCGGTAAAAGAATGTGGTTTGAAACCGTTATTCCCGGAGAAGAGAAATCTTTCTTCGTTGTTGCACAGCCGCCTGAACAGATTCCACAGCCTGAAATCGGACAGAATGAACTTCTGACGATTGAAATGAATCTTACCATTGAGGAATACAAGGGATTGGACGCTACCGTTGAACTAACAACGGGGGAATAGCAAGTCAGTCAGAAACAAATAACACTGCCGTGGCTGACTTTAATGAAACGGTAGATGAGCCATTGATTTAGCAAAAGAGAGCCGTCTTCGGGCGGCTCCTTTCCAACAAAAGGTTGGGGAAAGGATAAATTATGTTGACTGTAAAATTTGGAGAAAAGAAACTTAACATTAAATTCGGTTACGAAGCAACCGTAAAGAACAACATCATTAAGAAACTGGCAAACCTCGAAAAACAAGAAGATGGAATCGAATCCGTAAATAACATTCTCATGTTATTGCCGGAACTGATTCTTGTTGGTTTGCAGAAATTCCATTCTGATGAATATGGTTTTGATCCTTACAACAAAGAGCAGAAAGAAACAAAGTTAAGCGAGGTTTACTCCATGCTTGATGATTATTTTGATTCTGATGAATCTGATATTCAGAAGTTGTTTGCTGATGTGCAAGGAGAGTTGCTTGAAAATGGTTTTTTAGCAAAGCTCCTGAAACAGGAGCAGGAGAAAAACCCCAAGAAATCGGAGAAGAAGTCAGAGAACTAACATGGGAAATATACTGTAAAGAAGTGCGCCCCATGTGGCTTTTATACACAAAAGGGTACGGATTTACAGTGAAAGATATAGATTCTTCCTGCCCTGCGGATTTAGAGCCTTATGCAGAAGCACATAAGCTAGAAATGAAACAAAAAGACAGAAATATGTGGATGTGGTGGGGAGAATATGGAATAGCAGCAACATCTGTTGCCGTAGACCATTGCCTAAACGGTCGAAAAGCACAATCGAAGTATATTGACAAGCCTATTATGGAACGTGCGGACGTTGCTAATAATGAAAAAGAACTTCAGAAGCAAAGGAAAGCGTTCCTCGCAGGACTTATGGCAATGCAGGCTAATTTTGAATTATCACACCCCAAAAAGGAGAAACAAAATGAGTTTAACAGGAATTGATGTGTCCTCATACCAGGGGACGATTAACTGGTGGGCGGTAAAACAGAACGGAATTGATTTTGCTATTCTGAAAGTCATCCGCAAGGATTTGAACCCGGACAAGGAGTTTGAAGAGAACTGGAAAAATTGTGAAGCATACGGAATGAAAGTGCAAGGCGTGTATAACTACAGCTATGCTACCACTGTATCAAAGGCACAATTTGCTGCTGAGAGAGTGCTTATTATTCTTGGAAACCGTAAGCCTATGGTTTGGATGGATGTTGAAGATGCCGTGATGAAGAATCTCGGTAAGAATCTGATTCCAATTATCAATGCTTACGGCAAGGTTATCAAAGACGCAGGATTGCCATTTGGCGTATACACTGGTGAAAGTTTTTACAAGACATACATCAAGCCTTATGGCGGTGTGAGTTATCCTATGTGGATCGCACGGTACGGCAAGAATAACGGCAAGTGTGATGTGAAGTATCAACCGCAAGTACCGAACATGGTAGGCTGGCAGTATACTTCTAAAGGTCGTGTAGGCGGCATTGTAGGAAACGTGGACATGAATGTATGGTACAAGGAGTTAGATGCCGTATATAAGGATTCTACAAGCCATAGCAACCCTTATACAGAACCGGAAAGACTTCTGTATTACAAGCGTATGGCAATGATGAAGGGAAATGATGTCAAGTGGGCGCAGTACGAACTTGTAAGGAAAGGCTTTATGCCGTCTGTAAATGCGAAAGGTAAGACGAACATTGACGGATATTTTGGAAAAACCACTTCTGATGCAGTAAAAGCATTCCAAAAGAGTGTCGGTATCAAAGTGGACGGAAAAATCGGTGCGGTTACAAGGGCATATCTAAAAAAGTAATTTTAGGAGCGGTAGGTGTCACAGCTTACCGCTTTTTTCTTGGAAGTGGCAGACACTTCCTTTTTTTATTTCGGTAAAGGCGGTGCGGTATGGCAGATATTGATTCTTTGCAGATTAAAATAAAAGCGGATGCGAATAACGCAAGTAACGCACTGGATAAGTTGGCAAATAGCCTTACGAATTTTCAGAAAAGCTTGTCTATTGATACATCCAAGCTGAAAAGCATTTCTAATAGCATACAGAGTATCGCAAATGCCGCCAGTTCTATGAATACAAGCGGTATTAAGGATATTTCAAAACTAACAAATTCCATTAACAGAATGGGGAAAGTAGATACAAGCGGATTAAGCAGAATTTCTTCTGCGCTGAAAACTTTTTCTGTTGACATGGCAGGAACCAAAGTAGATGGAATAGGGGATATTGCAAGTATTGCATCTTCGATTTCAAGACTTGGTGGTGTAGCATCCGGGAGAGCAATCACGAACATTCCTTTACTGGCAAAGAATTTGAAGCAGTTATTTACAACTCTTTCAACCGCTCCGAATGTCAGTGAGAACATTATCCGCATGACAAATGCACTGGCAGGACTGGCATCTACTGGTGCGGCATCCGGGAGAGCGGCAAACTCTTTAGGACGAAATCTGAACACTTATACGGCAAGCGCAAAAAGAGCCACGAAGAGCACATTCAGCCTTGCAGCGGCTTTCGGAAAATTTTATGCAACGTATTTCCTTGTTATCCGTGGAATAAAATCTCTTTGGAGTTCCATAGAGGGAACTACGGACTATATTGAAGCATTTAACTACTACACGGTAGCATTTAATAAAGTCGGCAAGGAATGGGGCAAGGAATTTGAAAAATACGGTTACGATAACGCAGATAATTATGCGCAGAGTTTCGGAAATCGTGTAAATGAACTTCTTGGAAAAATGTCCGGTCTGAAAGTAGATGTAGATGGTGGACTGATTTCTGAAAGCGGAATGAAGAACCTGGGGTTGAATTTACAGGAGATTACCCAGTATGCTTCACAGCTTGCATCTATCACCAACTCTTTAGGGCAGACCGGAGAAGTTACTACGGCAATTTCGAAATCCATGACAATGCTTGCCGGAGATATTTCTTCTCTGTTTAACGTAGATTTCAGCACGGTTGCAACTAACTTGCAGTCGGGCTTAATCGGTCAGTCAAGAGCATTGTATAAGTATGGTATTGATATCACAAATGCCACATTGCAGACCTATGCTTACAAATACGGCATTGAAAAGGCTGTATCTGAAATGTCACAGGCAGAGAAACAGCAGTTGCGCTTACTGGCAATCTTAGATCAGTCCAAAGTGTCATGGGGAGACTTGGCCAACACAATCAATTCACCAAGCAACATGATACGACAATTCACAAATAATGTGAAAGAAGCTGGCATGGTTCTAGGTCAGTTATTTATTCCGGTATTGCAGAAAGTACTTCCTGTCATCAACGGTGTCGTTATTGCGATTAAAAGATTGCTTGTCAGCGTTGCAAACTTAATGGGCATCAAGATTGACTTTTCGTCATTCGGTCAAGGTGTATCCGGGTACAATGAAGATTTGGAAGATACGGCAGATGCGCTGGATAAAGTTGGAAAAAACGCAAAAAAGGCTAAAAGTTACACACTTGGTATTGATGAATTAAATATCGGTGACACTAACAGCGGTTCAAGCGGAAGTTCTTCTGCTGGTGGAGCAGGAATTGACCTTACCAAGGAAATCATGGATGCTACTGCTGAATACGAAAAAGTATGGCAGGAAGCGTTTGATAAAATGCAGAATACGGCTATGAGTTGGGCTGACAAAGTAAGCAAGGTGTTTAAGCCAGTAAAAGATATTATAGAAGATCTGGCGTATGCATTTAAGTTTGATTCTGATGCATGGTTTAAAGTTGCCGGAATGGATACTTCCAAACTGGTAACTGGTATTTTTGACTGGTTCACAAGAGCAATAGATTCTGTGGACTGGGAAAAAATTGGAAGACACATAGGTAGTTTCTTGGACGGAATGGATTGGACAGCAATCTTTACATCTGCCGGAAATTTCATAGAAACTGCCATAGATGCGGCAATCGATCTATGGAAAGGAAGTTTTGATGCTGCACCGATTGAAACCACGATTATCACAGCAATAGGTCTTTTAAAGTTTACTGGTGTTGGAGATATCATATGGGGGAAAATATCGGACAAGTTATCAGCCAAAGTACTAGGATCAAGTATAGGAATAGTTCCGACAATTGCAATAGCTGCGGTTACTTGGGAGATTGGATTTAATGTCGGAAAATCATTAGGTGAAGCAATTTTCCCTGATGATAAAGAAATCTATGAAAATTTCTCGTTTTTTGGAGAAGGTGGATTCTTTGATACAATAAAAAACACTGATTTTTCAATACTATTTGACGCTTGGAAACAGATGAACTCTGATGCGGCAGATTTTTTAACAAAAACAATGCCGATAAGACAGTTCTTTGATTTTCTATCACAATTTAAACTGGACATAAATGATACATTTGGTTTAGTATCAGTGTTTGAAAATTTAAAACCTATTGTTGAAAACTGGTTTAATGAATCTGTCAAGCCTTGGTTTTCTGCTGAAAAATGGAATCAATTAGGAACAAATATTAAGACCACACTTTCTACGAAGTGGAATGAATTTACCGCATGGTGGAAAAATATTGGTTTTGCAAACTGGTGGAACAATGTAAAATCATACTTTACTACCGAGAAATGGACATGGAGTGGCATTAAAGACGGATTGTCTAATGCGTGGAATAATGCAATAGCGGCTGTTAAACAAATTTGGAATAGTTTTGCAAACTGGATAAATGATAAACTTAATTTCTCATGGGATCCTATAACGATAGCCGGAATACAACTTGCACCAGGAGGAAGTATTAGTCTTGGCAAAATTCCTACTTTTGAAACTGGCGGTTACGTTCCAAGCCGGTACACAATGTTTATGGCAGGAGAAAACGGTGTACCGGAGATTGCCGGAACAGTAGGTGGAAAAACAGCGGTTGCCGGTGGAGTTGAAATCACCGGAATCAAAGATGCTATTAACACCACAGCAGAAGCGCAAATGCGTATGATGCAACAAGAGATTGACCTGCTTAAGCAGTTGCTTGCAAAAGAAACCTCTGTCAATATCGGTGACAGAGACATAGCAAGGGCAAATTTAAGAGGTCAAAAAGCTATGGGATTACAAATTATTACTTAAGAGTGGGATTTATTCCCACTCTTTTTCTGTGGAGGAAAACACAATGATAGCAAGACCAAGTGATTTCATCATAGTAAACGGAGTGCGTTTTCCGTGTCCGGCTCCCGGAATGGAAATAGTTCGGTCGCAGACGGTTGATTCAGGAAGAAATGTAAATGCTGCAGTCGTCGGTCAAAAAGTCGGCAGAAAATTGTGGAAGATAAATAATCTGCAATGGAACGGTTTAGATGCGGAAACATGGAAAGAAATGCAAGATGCATTAGAGCCATTTTTTGTGCCGGTTACGTTTACTGGGGACGACAATGTAAGGCATACATATACCATGTATCCAGGAGACACTACCGGTAAGCCGTTGTTTTTGGATGATATTTTTTATAGGAACTATGAAACGTGTAAATTCAATTTAATTGATTGTGGGTGGGAAGAATGATAAAAGCTTCTAACGCTTATAAGTCTGCAATGCAGAAAAAGATAAGAGACAGGGCATACATATCAATTACTCTCGGTGTAGTAAATGGTGACGCACAAAATACGGCTCATTTTGACGGCGATTACGCATACTGGGGAAACAAGGTTTTGCCATTTAGAAATGATACAGAATATACGGAATATGCTACCTTGGAACAAAATTATATGCGTGTAGACGGTCAAATGTATTTTCTTCCGAGAGAGACAAGCGGATTGTACCAGCTACGTAATGCTCCATTAACTACACAAAACATAATGGAAACTGTAAAAGTAACATTCCCACAAGAGTATTCCATCAAAGGACTTACGATAGATTTCGGGAAATATTACCCAACTAGCTTCAAAATTGTTACAGATGAAAAAGAATTAACTTATACAAATAGTAAACACGATTTTTCAACAACAGATGTAATTGGGAACACCACAAATATACAAATAATTCCTATATCTATGGTCGGAGGAAATAAACGTCTTAGAGTAGAAAAAATCGTAATGGGTGTTGGGCTGACATATAGAAATAATGATGTATCAACATCATCTTTTGAAGAATTTGTCAACGGAATTTCAGCGGAGATTCCATACAGAAAATTATCTGTAACAATACTGGATAAAAATAATGTATACAATGTAGACGATGATAATTCCTTTATCAACTTCCTTGAAACTGGACAAAAAATGGAGTTATCATACGGAATGGTCCTGTCAGACGAAACAGTGGAATGGCATAAAAAAGCCACGATGCTTTTGACTGACTGGAACTCTAAAAAAAATCAAATGTCTTTCACCGCAAATGATGTTCTTTCAACTTTGGAAGACAACTATACAATAGGAAATAAAATATACGATAGAACAGCATATGCAGAAGCTATTAGCATTCTAAAAGATGCAGGATTCGAGCCTGATGAGTATTTTGTTGACGATTGTTTAAGAGATGTGATCCTACACAATCCAATGCCGAAAGCACCTCACAAAGAATGTTTGCAGTTGTTGTGCAACGCTTCAAGATGCATTTTATTTGTAGATTCTGACGGAAGAGTAAATATTAAAGCCAACTTTGCAAATGTTATAGATCCTGCAGATATGCAGGTTACCTCAAACGGAACTGCATGGTGGGGAAATGCCACTAATGTATTATATGGAAACAACAATGTATATGCAGAACTGACAAGAAGTTTTATGCGTGTAAACGGTTCACAACTTTTTCTTCCGAGGAATACCGGTACAGCCATCGAACAGACAGGATATGTTACGAGCAATGTTTCTGAGGAAAATGGATTGTTTTCGGAGAATCCAGTGCTTACATTAAAACTTCCTGCAGCATACACGTATTATGGATTGTATATTTCATTCCAGGGTAATCCTCCAAAAGAGATGAAAGTATCGACATATAATGGAGATACACTTCTTAAGACTTTCAAATATGATGATTTGAAAGAAAAATCATTGTTAAATGATGAATTTGAAAACTTCGACAGTATTCGTTTCGAGATAACAAAAGCATATCCTAAAAACAGAGTCTTAATTGATAAAATCAGTTTTGGAGATTTATCTGATTATGAGTTGAAAAAAGACTCCATGACAGAAAATCCTTATGGATACGCAGAAAGAAAAACAAAAGATGTTTTTGTCAAAATATATACATTTAAAAACGGAGAGGATAATACACCGCAAGTAGTTGAAGATAACGTATATCTAAAGAAATCAATTAACAACTCTGGAGAAATAAGGTATTGTGAAAACCAACTTATTTCAACGGAAGATCATGCAAGGATTGTTGCTGAATGGCTTGGGAATTATTATGCGAATAATATTTCTTATGATGTTCAATACAGAGGGGATCCGGTGCTGGAAGCTGCTGATATTATTTTCATGGAAAGTGATATTGTAAACAGCTTACAAGTAGAAGTGGAAACACACAAATTAAACTTTAATGGTGCTTTTAATGGATCATTGCAATTGCGAAGAGCAATGAGAACATAAGGAGGTTGTAATGAAAAAAATAATTAACGGTCTTCTGTATAACACGCAAACTTCTGAAATAATATATGTTGATGAAATGACAAACAGGAAAATATTCAGAACAGAAAAAGGTAATTTTTTCTTGTTTTATCCAAACGGAGAAATAGTGCCGAAAACAAAAGAAGATATAAAAGAGTATTTGGGGCTGAATGATACAGAGAAATATATAGAATTGTTTGGAGATGTGGAGGAAGCATAATGTGGGCAGATCCTAAAACAAATTGGTCTTCTGAATGGAATGGTGAAACTTATATAGGAGATTATTTTTTATATACAGATTATAACCGTATTAAAAATAATCTTTTGGAACTAAAAAGCACTGCAGAATCTATGTATAAAATATCATCTTTTAATCTTGGAGATGATAAGGTTGAAGCAGATCTGATTTATGCCGATGAAGTTACTTTATTTGAAACTATGCTGGCAGAAATTAACAGTTCCACTTTCTCATTTTCTGAACAATTTAAAACATGGAAAGAGAATAAATCGGTTCCAACATATGAAGACTGGAACAGGATAGAATCGTTGCAGTTAAAAATATACAATACGTTAGTAGCACAAAGAAAAGCGCAGAACCGACTTGCCTTTACGCTTGGCGGTCAGAAAGGATTTAAGGTGTAATTATGGCAGATTTAAAAACAAACTATGTTGATGATGTATTAGACACAACTAAAAATCAGTTAAGAAAATATCAGCAAATTCAAAATGACGATGGAACTGTTTCTTTTGTTGATGTTACCGAATATAAGCAAGTAGGAACCTCATTCGGTGCAAAAGACATCAATGATACTAATGCAGCCATTAATGATGTAAATGGCAATTTAAAAAATACAAGCAAGTTATTTGTACCATTCGTAAATAAAAAGAGTGTTTATTTTTATTATACTGATAAAGCATATGGATATGGCACATTTCTTGCAATGGATAATTATGGTGTTCTTGATTTTTATATTCTTCGTAATGTATTTGATAATGTCACTTCATCTGGCGTACAAGTATTACCATCAAAAAGTTTAGGCACTAATTCATCAGTTGCATATATTCATTACAGAAATGGTAAATACGATTTCCAAATTGTATTTACAAGTGAATATTCACATGGCATGGTAGTCGTTGGTGGTGGTAGCATAATGAATTATTCTGAGATATTGCAAGAATAACGATTATCTATAATATACAATCCACCATGTATTAGATGTAACATCTCTACCGATAGAAGAAGCAGCCATACTATTTATCTTATTTTTTGTGATATCGAATTGCACTGCCCCATAATCAGATGAAGTGCTAAACCATCCCTGTTTTATAATATCAGTATCATTTGATAAAGATATTCTAGGAATACTAACCATAACTTGTTTATTTTCTGCATTTACATTTACTTTTATTAATAGTTCTTCATAATCACTTGGTAATGAGATTATAGATGTACCTTGCGTTGCATTGGATATAGTTTTCCACTTTAACTAGCCATTTACAGAAGGAGTGATAGCCGATGGGCGGAGATTAGAAGCAAAAATAAATCAATCAAAAAGAGCATGGTGTAAAAGCCATGCTCTTAATCTATTTATCTGATTCCCCAGTCACCGTCATTGTTGACAAAACCAACCACATATCCTATCATGTCATCAATAAGATTTTCCGGGAGTATGCTGTTTGGAGATATAAGAGGAACATATCTACATTTTCTTACACCATCTTCAATTATATGTGTTTTCACGACAATATATATTCCACCATTACTGGTCACAATACATCGTTCACCGTCTTGCGGTTCACGATCCGCTGCAAGGAGAATAATTTCCCTAGGCAGATAAAACGGCATATAGTAGTCACAGGGAATTTTCAAACCGATATAAGTCTTGGATTTTATATCTTCCGGTAAATTGTCTATGCAAATAGGTTCTACAGCGTTTGTGGTGGCTATAATTCCATTCATAAGTTGCGGTTTGAGGACAGAAATATACTTTTGCGATTTTTCAAGACTGGAATAGATTTTATCTTGGTGACGTATGAAGTAGCGGATAAGGTACAGAGAGTGTTCCGGCAGACTGCGACATATCTTGACAGATTCCAACATCTTATCTTCCATAGTGCCACAACCTACCAGTTCATCTACACTGATTCCAAAGGCTCTAGCAAGCGCAACAGCGGTAGATAGCTTTGTGTCGTTAGAATTACCGTACAGTAGTGAATTAAGCGTAGAATAAGGCAAATTAGCTTCATCTGCAAGCTTGTACACTGTCATGTCCGGCTCATTAAGAAATTCGTGGAGATTCCCACGAAAACTTAACATATAATTTGCACGGTTGACTGATAGATGTGTCGATATTTCTTTGATTCGGTCTTTTTTCATCATGTTTATTGTCCCCCTTTCACATGATACACTTGTAACATCCCTTGAAACGAGGGACATCAAGTTCTGGCGAGGGCGGTGTTTATTGGCGTTTTCACCGTCCTCTTTTTGTTGATATTTTACAACAATAAAAAACGTGAGTCAAATATATATTGATTGTTTAGAACGTATGTTCTATAATGTGATGTATCGCTACTTTAGATTCTGCGGAGAATTAAAGGGGAGAGGGGGGTGGTTACGGTGGAAAAAGAAATGACAAATGAAGAATACAGAAAAGAGTTGTCAAATATGTTTGGAAGCATAAATGAAAACTATATTTTGCAGTGGTTCTATGAATTTGTAAAAGAAAAAACAAGAGGTGAATAATCACCCCTTGGTATATTTATCGTAAAAAGCTTCCGCTTGAAACAAAAGCATATTGAGCATTTCTGGTGGAAGCTTTTCGGCAATTTTAGCAAGTTTCATCACATCATAATTTTTGCTTATTCTGGCTATAAAAGCTCCGTTCATGTCTATGTAATCTCTATTTAATCCAAATGATTCTACAAAAGTGTTTATATTATTTTCCGGCACAAATCCCTTGTTGATAATCTCAACAAGGCATTTCTTATAATAACCCATTCTGTCAATGAGATTAGTGCTACCAACATTGTTATAAATATAATCAGAATATCGCACTTTCAAATAATCAGTCAAATCATTTTCGAAGTCAAATGTTCCATCTTCTAATTTAATTTTATAGTCTACTCGTTTTTTTATAATATCCTTATATGGAACCAAGTCTATATTTAATTTTTCTGCTGCTTCTATAGTTTTATGAACATTTTCGTGAATAGCACAATCAAAGTCATCAAATGGATTGTATTCTGTTCCACATTCTTCACAAACAATTTTATCAGTTTTTCCCATTAAAAAGTCCATAGATACTCCAAAGTATTCACAGACTTTTTGAGAGGTCTTCGGATCTGCCATAGAATTTTTCTTTTTCCATGTGCTTAAAGTAGAAGAGTTAACACCAGTATCTTTACCAAACCTATATGGTGTAATTCCTTTTAATTCACACAATTTTTCGAAAGTTTTGTACATAATATCACCTCTTAAAAAATATTTCGGCATAACGAAATATACTATTGACAACTTCGGTTTAGCGAGATATACTATGTACATACCTCGGCAAAACGAAATATAAAAATAGTTTCTAGAAAAATACTTCGTTAAAAAGATGTAACTCGTTCGACAAAGGAGATTATATCACTAAACCGAGGTATATACAAGTGTTATTTACGGAAAGGAGTGATATTTTGGCACAAATGTTTACTTGTGAAGAGGTAGCAGAGAGGTACAAGGTAAAAGTCATTACTGTTTGGGAATGGATTCGTCAAAAAAAACTTGGGGCAATCAAGTTAGGAAGAGAATACAGGATCACAGAGGATGACCTTGTGGCATTTGAAGATTCAAGAAGAGTTAAAACTGAATAGAAAGGAGAAACATGGAAGAATTACAGATTTTTAACAATGAAGAGTTCGGAGAGATTCGGACGGTGACAAAAAATAATAAGACGTATTTTGCTGGAAGTGACGTTGCAAGTGCACTGGGATATGCAATACCGCATAAGGCTGTACAGACACATTGCAAGGGGGTTCTAAAATGGAACATCCCCACTAAAAGTGGCAATCAAGATGTCCTCTTTATACCGGAGGGTGATGTATACCGGCTCATTATGAGATCAAAATTGCCTGCGGCGGAGAAGTTTGAATCCTGGGTCATGGACGAGGTGATCCCTTCCATCAGGAAGAACGGCGGATACATAGCCGGACAGGAAACATTATCTGACGATGAACTTTTGGCAAAGGCACTTATGGTAGCGCAGAACAAGATTGCCGAGAGAGACAGAATCATTGCACAGAAACAAGAGCACATTGAACAAATGCAGCCGAAAGCAGATTTTTTTGATGCAGTTGCAGACAGCAAGACTGCAATTTCCATGAATGAGGTTTCGAAGGTACTGGGAATCAAAGGATTAGGACGTAACAACCTATTTGAATTTCTTCGTGATAATGCAATCCTGGATAGATGGAATGTACCATATCAGAAATACATTGATTGCGGATGGTTCCGTGTAATAGAGCAGAAATACACCAAGAACGGAGAAGAACACATATCTATAAAAACACTTGTATATCAAAAAGGTGTTGATGCAATCAGAAGAAAAATAGAAGCGCAGAGAAGTGCTTAGATGAAAGGAGATATTTCAGTGAATAAAGAAGTAAGAAGGGCACATTACGATAGAGGATTGAAATATGGGAACAAAGTCTTGCACGGCAGTGATTTAAGGGATTTGGTAGGGCTTACTGTTTCGGATGTGAATTCCAACGCTGACGATGCAGAAGTCGTTGTATGGTTTGAAAGCAATGAACGAAATGTTGCTGTTTACTTAATGGATGATTGTTTAGATGGACAACACATTGCAATCATTGACCATGCAAATGAAGAGGAAGAATCAAAGCTTCTTCTCAGACCAGTTACGGAAAATGACATAAAAGAATTTTCTTTAATGGTTTTGTATTATACAGATGATGTTTTTGGTGAAAACGATGAAAAAATTGGAGCGCACTATTTATACTGTAATGATTTGGAATTAGAAGAATCAGAATTTTTCAAAGTAAAAAGTCTGTATGTTTTCCAAGATGGAAGAATTTTAACAGAAAGGTAAGCAGTGATATGAGAACAACAATAAAGCTGTTTCTTCCTATTATAATAGCACTCTCCATCACATTTACATCCACGGCACAGCCAAAAGGCTCATTTATTTCGGAAGAATCACAGGAGATATGTGTCAAGTACGGTGAGGAATACGGCATCTGCCCGGAACTGCTCATGGCAATGATCGAGAAAGAATCGTCCGGCAGACCAGATGTGGAAAGTGGCTGTTGCAAAGGTCTGATGCAAATTTCTGACAGATGGCACAAAGACCGCATGGAGCGGTTGGGAGTAACAGACATTTACGATTCGGACGGAAATATTCATGTGGGAGCCGACTACTTGTCGGAATTGTTTGAAAAGTATTGTGATGTAGGAATTGTGCTCATGGTTTACCACGGTGAGAAGAACGCAACGACTAAGACAGAATTAAGTGACTACGCTGACTGGATATTAACCAGGAGCGCAGAACTGGAAAGGATGAATGGAAAATGACGAACAGAGAGAAATATGCGGAACAGATTCTTGATATTGCAGTAACCGGTAATACTATTGCGATAGACAAAAAAGGTAATTTTTATAAATGCAGTGACTTAGAGTGCGAAGATTGCATATTTTCGAGATTTGATCAGGATGATTGTTATTGCGGCGAAAAAATTAAAAAATGGTCAGAGCAGGAATATGTTGAACCACCTGTTGATTGGTCGAAAGTGCCTGTGGATACAAAGATTCTTGTAAGAGGTTCAGAAGATGGACGGTGGAAAAGAAGACATTTCGCAAGATACGAAAGCAATATTGTTTTTGCATGGAACAGAGGTTGCACATCTTATTCTGTTGACGGATACGATGATGCTGCAGGTTGGAAGTATGCCAAACTTGCGGAGGAAGGAGAATGAGTGCCAAAAGGCGGTTTACAGTCAAAGGAGTAATCGGAAGATTCTTCTTTAATCCTAAAGAGTGGGAAATCGACCGTGAAACATCATTTTACTACCGACTGGTGAACTGTGAAACAGGAATGAAAAAATGGGTAAGAAAGGAGTATTTCCATGTTGAAGAAAGAAATTATCCATATCGTCCGTGCGAATGAGATGTTGATTGCTAGGCTGTTGGATGCAGGAATCTTGTATATCGGAGATGACAACATGATTCACGCAACAGAAGACTGAAAGCCGGAGGAATGAGGAAATGGAAAGGAAAATCAGAAAAATCTTGGTAGAACTTGGGATGAAACAGTACTTACCGGGATTCCAGTACATCATAGAGGTTGAAACGCTGATGTTTGAGAACAGAAACAGAAGACTTTCTGAAATCTACCGGATTATCGGAGAGGAACACAGCACAACCAAGGAAAGCGTGTATCGGGCAATCAAGTGGGTTATTGACAAGATAAACACAAACACAGAGTTGTACAAGAAAATCAACGAGACAGACAAGCCGATCTCAATCTATATGTTTGTTAATTCACTGTATTTATATCTTTGGGAGGATAGGAAAAATGAGGATTAAGCACATCTTTTTGCAGAATTTCTGCAAGTTCTATGGTTCTAACGTAGTGGACACTGATTTATACGACCGGACAGAGGTTTCCGGTATGAATGAAACTGGAAAGTCCACAATCAAGAGAGCAATTCAGTACATTTTTGGCTGCCGTGACGAGAACGGCAGAGAGATCACTGGAATCAGACCGCATGACAAAGACGGTAACGACCTTGAAGGTGACATTACCGCAATGGTTACGGTGGAAGTAGGCGGAGAAGAAAAGGTTCTGAAAAAGGTTTGTCGGCAGAATTACAACAAAAAAGGTGAGTTCACAGGAAATGTGACAGACTACTCTATCAACGATATTCCAAAGAAACAGGCTGATTTTGACAGTTTTTTGGAAGAGCGTGCCTGTGATAAGAATAGATTTTCTCTTTGCATCAATGCCATGACACTTCTGTTGAAAGGTGGAACAGAGCAGAGAGCAATTCTTGCTGATATGTTTGGCCAGCACAGTAATGATGACATTTGCAATCAGTTTCCGGAGTTTGAAGCATTAAGGATTGTTCTGCAGGATGGCACAGTTGACGAATTGAAAAAGCGTTGCAATACGCAGTTATACGGTACAAGGGGAAGAAATGGAACCAAGGGCTTGCAGGACCTGTTAGATGAAATTCCGAGCCGTATTGACGAGGTGAGCCGTCAGAGAGTGGATATTGACCTTGCGGATCTGGAACTGAAAAAGAAAGCTTTACTGGATAAGCTGTCAGAGAACATTAAGCAGCAGACAGATACGCAGAACAGCATGATTTCCTACGATAAGCTTTCTGATGGAATTATTGAGTTAAAAGGTCAGTTGAGCGCATTGCAGCAGAAAGCAAATGAAAAACTGGATGCGGACAGAAGAGAGAAGCGCACAACACTGAATCAGATTCAGAATGAGCATCAGAAAGAGTTGCTTAAGGAAGATACCATTCGTGAAGAGATCACGGAACTGGAAAAGCGTATCGCACAGTATGAGCAGAAGAGACAGGATTTGAAGAAGAGTTGGGATTTGAATAAAAGCCTTAAATTTGATGAAAACTCTCTGATTTGCTCCTACTGTGGACAGGAATATCCGGAAGAGAAGAAAGAGCAGTTAAGAACGGAGTTTGATACGCATAAGGCACATGAATTGGAACTTATTACCAAAGAGGGTTCTTCCTGCGCTGAACATATCAAAGCGGATCAGGCAGAACTGGAACATAAGCGTGAGGAACTGAAAAAGACAGAGGATGAATTGGAGCGTTTGGAGAAAGAGATTGCCATTGCTGATAATGCATTAAATTCCATTCCGTCAAGCGTGGATATTTCCAACACAGAAGAATACAAAGCTGTCCAGTCGCAGATTGCAGAGAAAGAAGCTGCCATGAACAAATTCACTGACATGAATCTTCTCAGAATCCAGTTAAAAGGTGATGAAGAGCAGATTCGCAATGATATTTTTGTGGTTGATAAGTCTTTGGCGAGTGTAAGCATTAACGAGAGTGTAGATAAGCGAATCACAGAACTGGAACAGGAGCGCAAGAACATTGCGCAGAAGATCACGGATGTGCAGGCACAGCTTGACCTGTTAAAGAAATTTAGCCGGAAGAAGAATGAACTGTTGGAATCTGATGTGAACGAGTATTTGGAGTTTTGCCACATTAAGATGTTCAGACCGCTTGTGAACGGTGATATCGAGGAATGTTGCGACTTTATCTACAATGGAGAGCCTTACAGCAGAAACATGAACCACGGTGCCAAGATTCTGACGGAAATCGACATTTGCAGAGCATTCCAGAAGAAGTGCGGTGTGGAGTTGCCGATTATGACAGACGATACCGAGAGCCTTGACTCATGGAGAATACCGCAGATTGATAGCCAGTTAATTATGTTCCGCAGAAGTGATGATGCGAGTTTGAAAGTGGAGGAAGTGAAGAATGAGTAATGAAGCAGAGAAACGCTACATTGTCGAGCGTGAGTTTGAACACGTAGGGTATAAATGCGTTGTGATATTTGGAAATATGGCTCACAGGTGCGGATATGTTGGCATTCCAAAGAATCATACGTTATACGGAAAAAATTATGATTACCATCTTGAAATTAAAAAATCAAATATTTGGGGCAGAGAAGTAAGTGGCATTTTCCCTTTGCTTGGTGCTTGCATGGATGAAGATGAAAGAATCCGCATTGAAGCATATTTCCAGTGCCACGGTGGTATTACATACGCAGGCGGTGGAAAAAATTCAAATTATCCTATCAAAAGTGATTTATGGTGGTTTGGGTTCGATTGCGGTCACGCTGGAGATAAGGCGGATTTTGATTATGCAATACAGAAATTCCCAAGCCGTAAAGAAATTTATCAGATGCAAAAAATGATAGAAAGTAAATTTCCTGTTGGTGTCGATGTCGTTCGTTCAGAAGAATATGTTGCTGATGAATGTAAGAAGTTGGCGGAGCAATTGAAAGAGTTTGAAAGGAATGAAGAGAATGCAGATTAAGAAAGAGACAGTCATTTCCGTTTTGACAACAAGCGGAGAAACAATCAATGCCGGTGACACCGTGATATTCAATTTTGATGACAAGTGTTGTTTGGGTGTGTACTTGGGGATTTCAGACCGTGGAGCATTGAAATTTAAAGGCAAGATTGCCGATACGGATGTGACCTTCCATGTGATGCCTAGAAGCATCAAGGAGATTTACAAGGCTGATGTGACAGTGCATCAGGGAGTTGCAAGTGGATTTATGAATGAGCCGGAAAGCGAGGAAGAATAATATGAGAAAATCTAATGTTTTGAAGACACAGAGAGTTTTTATTTCCAAGGTTGGAACCTTTGATAAGAGCCTTTCTTTTGAGAACGGAATTTACGTTGTCCGTGTCAATGGCACGGTTTACAAGGAAACTGCTAATGAGTTGTTTGCTGTGCAGGCATTCAATGAGATTTAGGAAAGTGGGGATTGAAAGATGGAAAAACGTAAATTTAAAGTTGGAGAAAGATACAAAAGCAGAATGATTTTAGACAATGCTGCGGTAATTGAAATCACAGAAATCAATGGTGACTTTGTTTCTTACAAAGATGTCGAAAGAGAAACTAGTGGTAGGAAAATGTTTGAAATTGGTTCTATATTTTCTGATAATTTGGAAAAAGTCGGAAGTGAAACCATAGTAATTTACCGCAACGACAACAAAGTAGTTGCGCTGGACAAATCCACTGGCGAGAAAGCAGAAGCAAACTGCAATCCGGCTGATGAATTTGATTTTCATGTGGGCGCAAAACTGGCTTTTAGCCGGCTGATGGGCGAAGATGCAAAGCCTGATGATGGTGTCCGTGAGGTGAAAAGAAAGGCTAAAGTCGGTGAGTACATCAAGATTGTTGATGCGCAACCTTATCTTATTCCCTATAAAAACGGAGATATATTTAAGGTTATTTCTACAAGTAAACCTGGAGTTGTAATCGAGAAAGATGGAACACCAGTTACATCGGCATGGCACAGAGAGTACGTTGTTCTCGAAAACTACAAGCCGGAGAAAGAGCCGGAGAAGGAAGACGAAATCCGAGTTGGAGATACCGTAAAGGTTACAGATGGCGATAGACAGTACTGCTTATACGATAAATGGAGTGGTCTTGACGGATACAAACAGAATTTTGTAATTGGTTATTATTTAAACAACGAAGATGAATACAAGGTTTTAAGAATTAAAAAGCATGACATAAACAACGGTATTATTGCACTGATTCAGAATCCCAAGACAGCCCAGGTATTTATCATCGGAATTGAAGGACTTAAGAAAGTAGAAAGGTAGGTAGCAGCATGGCAGACGAAAAGAAGCAGGAAAACACAGGAATTGTGGAATATGAATCAAATGGGGAAATTGTAAAAATTTCCCCAACAACGGTAAGAAAGTACCTTGTAAGCGGTGGTGGAAACGTATCGGATCAGGAAGTAATGATGTTTATGTCTCTTTGCAGATATCAGCATCTTAATCCCTTTTTGAAAGAAGCATACCTCATTAAGTTTGGAAACAATGATCCTGCTACGATTGTTACCGGAAAAGATGTTTTTACAAAAAGAGCAGATGCAAATCCGAATTATGCAGGAAAAAAAGCAGGAATTATTGTTCAGAAGAAAGATGGTTCCGTGGAAGAAAGAGAAGGATCTTTTGTACTTAAGGATGAATCTATTGTAGGAGGTTGGGCGAAAGTATTTATAAAAGGAAGAGAAACACCGGAGTACCAGTCAGTATCTTTCGATGAATATGTTGGAAGAAAAAAAGATGGAACAATCAACGGTCAATGGTCTAAAAAGCCTGCAACAATGATAAGAAAAGTTGCTGTTGTACAGGCATTAAGAGAAGCTTTTCCGGATAAATTCCAAGGCCTGTATGCACAGGAAGAATTTCCTGATGTTTCCGATGTGAAACTTGATGTAGAAAAAGTTGCGGCAGAGGAAATTCAGGCAAACGCAAATTCTGTTGATTTTCCCGATGCAACTTTTGAGGAAGTCACCACGGACAGCACGGAACAGACCATTGCTAACGCAGAGACACCGGATTGCTTTAAGTAGGGAGGAAACCATGAGAATTATATCGCAGGACGGAACATTAGACATTCCTTATGAACAGGTGATTATTCAGAGATTTAATGGTGAAATTTACTTTCTGAATAAGAACCTCACAGGTGTAGAACACCTTTGTAGTGATATGGTTATTGCTAAATATTCCACAGAGGAAAAAGCGGAAGAAGCAATGAAACAACTTAAATATGCGTATCTTTGCCATAACAGAGTAAAAATTGAGAGGGAGTATCCAATTTGTGATGATAAGACACAAGAGGGAATTGGAGGAGTTTATACTTTTCCACAGGATGATGAGGTAAATGTATGAAGCTAAAATGTTTAGGCTCTGGTTCTTCCGGTAACTGCTATGCACTGGTGGCAGATGACGGTGAAACGATTTTGCTTGATTCCGGAATACCTATTATCGACATAAAACGTGGTCTTAACTGGGATATTAAGTGCGTTGTGGGTGCGATATGCACCCATACGCACAAAGACCACTCATTATCAGTACAAGACCTTGAACACATGGGAATAAAAGTGTGGCAACCGCAGTCAGACCATTCAGAACGTGAAAGACAGATGGGAAAATTCCACATATTCTGCTTTCAAGTGCCGCACAATGGTACAGAGAACTACGGATTTTTGATTATGGTTGACGGTCAGAAATTGCTTTATCTGACAGACCTTGAATATTGTTCGTATGTGTTCAAAAAACAGCGGTTAGACCATATGCTGATTGAGTGCAACTATCAGAAGAAATATGTTGACATGGATGCACCTAATTACGTTCACAAGGTCAAAGGTCACTGCGAACTGGAGACTTGCAAAGGAATTGTCGAAGCGAACAAGTCAGATGCCTTGCAGAACGTCATATTGTGCCATTTAGGCGGTGATACAACAGATGCCGATGAATGTGTCGCAGAGGTCAAAAAGATTGCTCCTATGGCTCATGTGGACGTTGCACAGGGCGGTAAGGAATGGATTTTGAGGAATGGAAAGGAGTGCCCGTTTTGAGCAAAAGAGTATTAGATGCTTGTTGCGGAAGTAGAATGTTTTGGTTTGATAAGCAAAATCCGGATGTTGTTTTTGCAGATAACCGAGAACTGGAAACTGCTTTATGTGACGGAAGAAAATTACTTGTCAAGCCTGACATAAAAATGGATTTTCGGAATATGCCGTATGAAGATAACAGTTTCAAAGTCGTTGTTTTCGACCCACCACATTTGATTCATGCCGGAGAGAAATCTTGGCTACGGCAGAAATACGGAGTACTTCCGGAAGATTGGCCAACATACCTAAAGGCAGGATTCGATGAATGCATGAGAGTTTTAGAGCCGGACGGACTACTGATATTCAAATGGAATGAACAACAGATATCTTTTTCAAAGGTTCTGAAATTATTCGGACAAAATCCGTTACTTGGAGACCAAAGAGGTATGACAAGATGGGTAGTTTTTATGAAGTGATTAAAAAAGGAGAAGTGTGTATGAGTGGTGGAAGTTTTTGTTATTTGTGCTACAAAGATGTTTCTGAGTTAATGGAACCGTCAGGTATCTCCGAACTTGAAAGCATGGTTCAGCACTTACAGTCGTATGGTTACGAGGACATAGCACGAGATACACAGCGGTTGATTGAGTACATCCAGTCAGCAAGTATCAGAATTGAGGTTTTGAGTGAGAATCTTAACGGTGTTTTCCATGCGGTAGAGTGGCATGAGAGTGGAGATATTCGCAGAGATACAATGATTGCGGAACTGGAAAAGTACAGAAATGGTGGTGCGAATGGCTGACACATTTTATAGACCACTTACACCACAATTAAGAAGTGAAATAATGCAGAGCATTGATTCTAACATATCCGAACTGAATACCTGTCAAAACAATTATTTAGTCAATATGCAAAAGACAGGATATGGGGCATTGAGAAATATTATAAATGCTTTGCCGGACGGATATTTGATTCCATTTGAAAGGCGGTGAAGTGGTTGACTGATTGGAAGAATGTAGCAAAGGCAAAAGCCATTGAGAAAAAGAACCGTGAGCGCATACTGGCTGTCAATCCTCATGTGGACGAAAAAAGCGGAATCTATTTTCTGACACGGACGGATGAGGACGGTTTTCGATATGCCTATATCGGGCAAGCGGTAAATTTGCTTTCAAGGCTTGCCGGACACCTTAAAGGCTATCAGCACATAGACCTGTCAATCAAAAGTCATGGACTGTATTCCACGGACAACATTTACGGTTGGAAAATCGGCTTTATGCACTATCCGGCAGAACAACTTGACAAGTGGGAACAATACTGGATTAAGAAGTATGCGGACGTTGGTTATCAGCTTCGCAACAAGACAGCAGGTGGTCAAGGTGATGGCAAGAAGCAGATCGCAGAGTACCGACCGGGAAAAGGTTACCGTGATGGGCTGGCACAAGGCAGAATCAACCTTGCAAGGGAACTGGCGAACATAGCTGACAAACATTTGGTTATCAGCCTTAAGCCTGAGAAGCAGAACAATTCAATATCGCAGAAACAGTATCAGAAGTTTATGGAACTTTTGCATGGAGAAAAGGACGGTGAAAGCAATGAATAAAACAGACTATGAAGTACTTTTACAATACGTTGAAGAAACTGATAAGGAGTTTTATGAATCTCTTTCTACTCAAAAACAAATTATGTATCTTTGCTATCAATATGGAAATGAATCTTTTAAAAAGTACTTGTTTAAGTATAAATTTCAGCAATTCTGTAATAAATTAAAGGAGTTTTTCAGAAAATGGTGAAATACAAAGGTGAATGCTGCGGATGTGCAACGAAAGCTTATCCATGTCTCGGCAATAGGTGCCCGAATATAAATGTGAAACATTTGTATTGCGATGATTGTAATGAAGAGGTAGAGGAACTTTACGAGTTTGACGGTGCACAGTTTTGTAAGGAATGCCTGTTAAAGCAATTTGAGAAGATTACATGAGTGAAAAAAATTACGATTGTAGCTGTTGGAATGAGTACCCAAACACAATGCACTCAATCAACGGACGCACTCACAAACCATATCAGAGTGGTAAATGGAAATGTGTTGATTGCTACGAATATGTAGGAAAATCAGAATACGGTGCTACTCATTGCAAAAGGAAAGAGCCAGAACTTGAAAAGAGGTGATACATAAAATGCCAAAACGATATGACAATCCGCAGGAAATTTTGAAAATCATGCGGCAGACAGAACTTTTGAAGCAGTCTGCGGAGAGAAGTCCATTCACCGGAATACTGACGCTGTTCTGTTATACCTTGTGGAAAGACTACAAGTACTCACAGACGAAGCTTTCCGACTTTTGCGGTAAATTCACCGAGTACAACGAAAAGTACGAGAATGAGCCTTATACGGAGTTACAGAGCAGGCTTAACGACTTTGCAGACTGGACGATTGAGTACAAGGAATTTACAGAAGCTGATTATCCACATTACAAGTCAGTTGTAGCGCAGAAATGCATCCGGGAACAGGTCAGATGTAACAACCTTATCAATGAGTTGTCCACAAGGTACATCCTATATGGGATGGTAATTCTTATGGAAGATGGATTCGGTAAGAAGAAGTTGACGAATTTCAAGAATAAGTTTTCAGACCATATGGACAAAGCCGGAGACAAATGCAATGGAAAAGATTTCATGGACTTGTGGAAAGAACTGGTGGAAAACACTGGAATTTATATAGAAAAGCCTATTTTTGAGTAAGGAGTTCTAAATGGCAGAAAAAAGAATGTTCAGCGCAAAAATAATTGAGAGTGATGCTTTTTTGGATATTCCTGCTACGGCTCAAATGCTTTATTTCCATATCTGTATGAACGCTGATGATGACGGATTTGTGAATAATCCACGGAAAATCATAAGGATGTGCGGAGCTTCTGATGATGATTTGAATATACTGATAGACAGCAGATTCCTTTTATCTTTCGACAGTGGTGTTGTACTGGTAAAGCACTGGCGCATTCACAACTACATTCCACCGGATCGTTACAAGCCATCGTGCTACGTGGATGAAAAAAGCAAAATAGGTGTAAAGCTAAACGGAGCATACACCACAGACCCTAAAAAAATAGTTTCTCCGGTAGAGGGAAATCCAAAGAAGCGTTGTTACGACAATGAAATCAAACTTGATAAGAGGTGATGCAAATGCAGATGACAGGTTATGAATTGTTGGCAAATTATGAAAAAGCGGAGGATAAGGACAAGCAGATTCAGATTCTTGCGGATTTGAACCACATTCCGGTTGACATGGTGTGTTTTGTGATTGATAACAGTGAGAAATTTGATACTTCAGAGACACCATTGTCTACAGAAGAATTTACAAAGTGGTGTGAGACGGAACTTGACCGTGTGGATGCTCATATCCATGCACAGGAAATATATTATAGAGAACTTTGCAATGTATACAGAATCGCAAGTACATACGGGAAAAGGAGTGTAGATTTGTGAGAGAGGGAACAGGAAACTTTCAGAACGGTGACTTACTCTACATGGCTACACATCCGGTTGCTAATGCTATTAGAATCGGACGCACGAAGCCGTATGACTGTAGCTATCCAGTGATGGAGAGCAAGCCGAGGATTGCGGAAAGGAGCAAGGATGGAGAGATTAACAACTAACAAGAATGTATCAGATATGGGAATGGTTGAACTGGCACTTAATTGCTGTTACATAGCAAAGGATGGAAGTGGCAGATACAGAGATTATGAGATTGATATGGACGAAAGAGATTTCGTAAGAAAACTCACAACTACTTTGGTAGGAGAAGATTTGCCATTGCAAGACGAATCTTTTGACGAAGAAATGATGGACAACCTCGGGATTGACCCGTTTGCAGACGTAAGAGGTCTTATTGCGATATTCTACCGCAATATGTGGTCAATGGCAGAGTTGAGGGAAAAGTTGAAACGATATGAGGACGCAGAGGAACAGGACAGCTACGGCAAGTGGATTACGGTTAGCGAGAGACTGCCGGAAGATTATGTTCCGGTCAATATTACATGGGTAAACCACAATCCGGATCCTTATTATGCAAGCATTAAAGATGTACCGTTCACAGCAACTGGTATCTGCTACGAGGGGGAATGGTATTGGTATTCGGTAGTATGTGAAGATTATCTCAAGGAATACGGATATTATGAACCTGATGTTGTTGATGATGAAATTGAAATCACAGCTTGGATGCCACTGCCGGAGCCGTACCGGGAAAGTGAGCCACATAAGCAGACCAACGCAGACAGAATAAGGAATATGTCAGATAAAGAGCTAGCAGAGTTTCTTTGCAAAGTAAAATCAGATTATCAGTGGATGGAACATGAATTTCCGAGCGAAGAGGAACACAGTGAGTGGGAAGAATGGCTTCAATCATAAGCGGATTAGGAGAGAGCATGGAAGATAGATATTTATTCAAGGCAAAACGTAAAGATGACGGTGAATGGGTAATTGGAAATCGTATTGATGATGGTGTAACAGGACAAGTATTTATTCATGCAGTTGGTAACTCGGTAAATGAGAGTGATAAGGTCGGAGAAGAAGGGTGTTTGCAGTTTGTGGCATTTGAGGTAGCACCATCCACTATCTGCCAGTGTACAGGACTTAAGGATAAGAACGGTAAACTGATTTGGGAGAATGATATTGTTATGACTGTTTATGACGGAAATGAACATATTTATCAGGTGGTATGGGATGAATCGGAATTAGATTTCAAAGCTACAAATGGCAAAGAAAATTACGAATCAAACTTTGAATATCTGCCGTGTTGTGATGAAATTGAGATTCTTGGTAACTGTTTTGACAATCCGGAATTGTTGGAGGTGTAAGAATGAGTGATAACGCAAATATAGTAATATCACAGGCTTTAATGATGAGAATTAAAAATTTTGCAGAAAGAGCATTGGATAGAAAAGATGTAACAGTTGATATAGCTATGAGTGAAATACGCTATACGGTTGACGCTTATGACGAATATTTTCAGACAGGCAGACTGCCAAAAAGAAAGGAGTAGACATGACAGAGAATGAAAAGCTTATAAGAGACGAGACGGAAGCTATTGAATGTCTGAAAAGTAATAAGCCGACAAGTGGATACCTGATGTTACAAGAATCTATTGATATGGCAATCAAAGCGCTTGAAGAAATACAGAAGTACCGTGCAATCGGAACAGTAGAAAAATGCTTGCAGAATAAAGATTTCTTGGATTTCCTTGCGGACAAGATGAACCCGAACGATTTTGAAATATACTTGCGCTTATACAATGCGTTGAAAGAAAAGGGGTGTGAATAATGAGTGAAGAACTGAAGCCATGCCCGTTCTGCGGCGGGGAAGCAAAAATTAAAGCAGCTACAAAATCTTACAGTTTTACCATTTGGTGCGCATGTAAATGCGGTGCAAGGACAGAGGGATTTTGCCCGGACACAAACAAAGAGGATGACACTATGGAGAATATCGAGGAATGTAAGAAAAGAGCCATAGAAGCATGGAACAGGAGGGCGAACGATGAAAATACTAATTGATATTCCAAAGGCATTTGAAGTGGACTATAACACAGACCGATTTGCAGAGTTCTTCCAGCGTTGTCTTGCGGATATGAATACCTGCTGTGGTAACTATGAGCAGGAGACCGCAGAGATGATGGAAAAAGCATTTGAAAAGAGCAGACTTTACGACCCGAACAAGGTTGTGGAACAGTTGGAAGAACACACAGCATTCCTTAAAGACTGTACGAAGTATGGAAATAAGACAAAAGATCAACAGTCAAAATCCTACGACACTATGATGATGTATGAGGTCAAGGATATGGTAGATGATTTGTTGGAGATAGTAAAGGCAGGTGGAACAGATGGCAATTAAACCGATTTTATTCAACACCGAGATGGTTCGGGCGATTCTGGAAGGGAGAAAGAGTTGCACCAGAAGAATTGTGAAACCGCAACAGCTCATAGGGATGTTGCCGGATAAATGCAAAAATGGAGCACCTGAAGAATTCTTGAAAGAAAAGAAACTCATGTTCAAACCATACTGCGATATGACAGGTATAGAACTGATAAATACTGCATACAAAGCTCCATATCAACCAGGGGATATCCTGTATGTCCGGGAAACATGGGAACATTTTGAATGTTGTTGTTGTGAGGGAGACGAACATAGAAATTGTTACCGAGAACCACAACAGAGCGTCTTGAATAAAAGCTGTGGCTGTTATATGTACCGGGCAACAGATGAAATATATGGAGATGCAAGGTGGCACCCCTCCATCCACATGCCGAAAGAAGCCGCACGTATCTGGCTTAAGGTTACGGATGTTAGGGTGGAACGGTTACAGGATATGTGGGCGAGCGATGTATCAAAAGAAGGGATACGGTTTAATAAACCAACAGCAGCCGATGAAATGTTAAAAGCATTTGCCAAGTTGTGGGATTCCACCATCAAGAAATCCGACCTCGACCGCTACGGATGGAATGCATCGCCGTGGGTTTGGGTAATTGAATTTGAACGGTGTGAGAAGCCGAAAGGAGTGTGATGCAGATGGAACCCATTGATTACACCGCCCTGTACGAGCAGAACGAGGACTTTAAGCGCTATGTTGACAGATATTGCGTAAAGCACTGTATCAGCGTTGCAGAAGCCTTACAGCACTATCTAGTGCAGATGGCGGGGAAGATGTACAAGGAACAAGCAGAAACGGT